TCAAAAATCTGGAGAGTATTTTACAGGAGACATAGCGCCTTTCTTTCTAAGAACGTCCGGAATCTTTTTACCAAGATAAATTTTTGCTATATGAGGAGGGGCGAGTCTTCCCCTGAATCCAAAGCGGGATTTTTGAGTAGATTCAAACTCCTCATCTGCATCCCATGAAGGCATCTCAGGGAAATTCTCACGGGTAGATTCGAGCCACTCATCAGCTATATAAACCCCTTTGACGATTCCCCTAACTGTAGCCAGTATAAATTCAGCCTTACGAGCACGCTCAACACGCACACGCCAGCTAAATCGTACGGCATCATAGAGGTCTACATCCTTTGAACTTCTATTTACGGAAATCATCAGGACTTTATGTTGGAACACGACTGTTTCGGGTTGATATGTTGCGATCAATTCTTTGATGTGTGCTGCACCATATTCATTACTGCCAGCACCGCTCATGATGTTAGTTAAACCGGGGTAGGCGTCGATAAGTGCAGCTTCAACCTCGTACGCGGTCTTTTCATCTGCCATACCGTGTCGGTGGATTACATGGATGACCTCAAGACCAGCCAACCTTATCTCTCGAAGTTGCTTGAGTTTATTACTGAGCAATTCATCATCATCAACCGCAGCGACTTCACCGCGCATATGAGCAAATACTCGATTCCCTTTTCCTTTCCCCACATAAAAGGTACTTCCATCCCTTGGATCAATTAATCGGTATACATACCAGCCAAGATGTTCCATCACTCCCGGAGGAAACTCCTTGATATCCATGGCATAACTCCTAGTACTTGATTAATGAGGCATAAGCTAACATAGCAATGTCGATTAACAACAATATTACCAGTTAATCTCCCCTATGATTGATATACCGAAGTAAAAGCAACGTCCGCTTCTGGCACAATGCGGACCAAGACATCAACAATACTCATCGAACCCTAAGCAGGTCTGAATATCTTGTTGTATAGCGAGGCGAAAGCATTTCTCTCTTCATCTGCCAGGTGGCCTGGATCCCCTGTCCAGCAAAATAGAGAGTTCCCCTACCGTCCTTTGCATTGAGGTGGTCGAGAACTTCCATCAGTTTCTCACTGTTCTGCCTTGGCGCATTCTCGTCGAACAGGCTCAGCTGCGCGACACCCTGGCTATAGAAATCACCGAGCATGATCCCCGCTTTCTGATACCTGTGCCCGTCGACCCATATCGCATCCAGGCACTTTACCGCGGCATTGATGATATCCCGGCTATCCTGCGTGGGCGTCAGTAACTTAATGGACCCGCTGTTGCCGTAGTATTTTTCGTTCAGCGCAAAGGGAGATGTCTTCACAAAGGTGGAGATATAACGACAATATTGATGTTCACCACGAAGTTTCTCTGCGCCTCTGGCCGCATATGAACAGATAGCCTGGCGCATTTGTTCATAGGTGGTAATGCGCTCCCCGAACGACCGGCTGCAGACAATTTCCTGTTTCACTGGCGCAAACTCTTCCAGCTCAAGACACGGCTCGCCGCGAAGCTCCCGGACAGTTCTCTCAAGCACCACGTTGAAGTGTTTGCGGATGAAGCGAATATCCGTATCAGCCAACTGCAGGACGGTTTTTATCCCCATAGCTTCAAGCTTTTTGCTGATACGGCGACCAACACCCCACACCTCATCAACAGGAAGTAAAGCCATCAATTTGCGCTGCCGCTCCACATTCGACAGGTCAACTACCCCGCCAGTGGCTTTCCACGTTTTTGCCGCATGATTGGCGAGTTTTGCCAGCGTCTTTGTTTGTGCAATCCCCACCCCGACCGGAAGCCTGGTATTGCGGTAAACGGTATCTTTTAACTCATGTCCAAACTCTTCCAGCACACGGCAATTACGCACACCTGTGAGGTCGCAAAAAGCCTCGTCGATGCTGTAGATTTCTACCCGAGGACACATTTCCTCAAGTGTCGTCATGACGCGGTTGCTCATATCCGCGTAGAGTTCATAATTCGAACTGAAGCAAACCACGCCATGCCGGCGGAACTGGTCTTTGCATTTGAAGTACGGATCCCCCATCTTGATGCCAAGCTTCTTGGCTTCGGCGGAACGCGCTATCACGCAACCATCGTTATTGGACAATACGACAACTGGCTTCCCTCGCAGATCCGGCCTGAAAATGGTTTCGCAGCTTGCATAGAAGCTGTTCACATCAACCAAAGCAAACATCACATCACATCACCGGGCAGTCATCAAAGCCAGCTTTACTGATGATGTGAGTAACCACACCTATCAACTCAACATCTGCGAGCACATCACCCTCTATGGATTCCCCATCTTCCGTAATGAGCGACCCACCCAGGAAGCGCGCAAACTGCTGTACCCCGCAATATGAGATAAGTAAAACCGCTGATGCTAATGGTGCTGATGAGCGCTCAACTACGGCGACTCCACGTTGTGTTTCAACGAATGTTGCATGCTGGCTTATGCCAGTTGTCTCGTAAAACGGTGATTGTTGAAGCATGATCCGCCTCCATTGATACTGTTTTTATATACAGTAGTTTTTATAATAAAGGAGATCAATACAGGCTTTGTCTATTGATGAATGTCACTGATGCAACGCTATGCTTCATAAGAATTTGCAGGGAAATATTTGTAAATCGTCTTTACCCCAACCCCAATCACATCTGCGGCCTGCTGTCGGGTGGCTCCGTTTGCGAGCATTCGACGACAATGCTCCACAGCGTCGCTAGTCATTATCCGGCGACGTCCGCCAACTCTTCCCTGCTCCCTCGCCGCAGCTAAACCAGCCCTGGTACGCTCCACGATCAACTCTCGCTCCATTTCAGCCAACGCACTCATAACATGAAAGAAGAAACGGCCGGCAGGCGTCGACGTGTCTATCGAGTCAGTCAGGCTGCGAAAGTTAACCCCGCGCTGCTGCAGCTCCGATACCATAGTTATTAAGTCTCGCACGCTGCGCCCAAGCCGATCCAGTTTCCAGACCACCAGCACATCTCCAGGCTTGAGTCTGCGCAACGCACGCTTTAAGCCCGGTCGCTGTGCATTCTTCCCGCTGGCCATATCTTCAAAAATCAGCTCACATTCTGCTCGAATCAGTGCGTTTTTCTGTAAATCGAGGTTCTGATCCCCGGTTGACACCCTGGCGTAACCAATCAGCATCATATAACCCTTTGAAATAGCTGATTGTAAAAAGCTTCGGGCTTTCGCTCAAACCCTCGTTTGGGCGAAGCCTCTTTTTGGAGCAAAAAAACATGGCCTTTAACCCGCCGCTGGGATCGACCAACGCCGATGTTTTTATGGGCAACGTTCAACGCCTGGATGAACTGATTAACGGTCCTGCTGCCGACGTTCCCGACCGCGCAGGCGACCCGCTATATTCCTGGCGTCTAACCCGTCAGAGCCTGATTCCTCTTAGCCGTCAGTACATGACACTTGCAGACGCACAGGCGGATGTTGCCAATATTCCTGATGGCTCAGCGACCTACGTGCGCAGTGCTGACGGGAGTTCACTTGCGGATGAATATATCAACAACAGTGGAACGCTGGAGGCAACCGGGCGAAAGATGCCGTCGCAAAGTGGCATTGCCACGGCGATTAATTATGTATTGAGTGGTATTTACCCAACTGATGTGTCTTCTTCATGGGAGATTACTCAGAATTTTGTCATTTTCAGTGATGGCACTACAGGCACGAATAGTTCATGGGACGGTTATTTCATCCCATGCAAGGAGGGTGATCGGGCTGATTATTTTGGTGTTATCAACACATCAACAGCCGGAGATAAAACTGCGTGGATTATTCAGTGCGACGATAACAAAAACTACGTTAAAGTTCTGGCGGAAACCATTTCGACGGGTGTTGCAACTGAGCAGGGTACGGTACACGGCGTTGCAACTCAGGACGGGTATATTTATGTTCGCGTGCGTAATAGTGTAAACCCGAACTGGAATATCAACTTTCTCAAAAAGCATTTGATTACCACTGATGACTATTTGAACGGCATTTCTCAACTTAACCAGGGACTTTGGCCGGAAAGTGCATCATCTGTCTGGGAAATTACCCGCCAGTTTGTTTTGTTTTCTGGCGGTCTTTCAGGCTCTTATCCGGAATGGGATGCGTATTACATTCCTTGCAGCAAAGGGGACCAGGCTGAATATTCTGGCATTATTGATCTGGCAACCGCAGGGGCCGTTACGGCATGGCTGATTCAGTGCGATACCGACAAAAAGTACGTGTCTGATTTAGCGGTCAATGTCACTACTGGTGATGCAACAAGGCAGGGCACGGTTAGAGGAACGGCTATCCAGGATGGTTATATTTATGTTCGGGTAAAAAATAGCGGGAATGCTGGGTGGTATATCAATTTCATGAAGAAGTTTCTAATTGCTTCTTCCGATGTTGGTATTGCTGGCGGGATTGCTGAATATGACGTTTTAAAAGCTATCGGGGATAACGGTCAGGCCATTGATTACACCAAAAATGGCAACGTGTATATCTTTGGCACAGTTATACTCGATGACGGCACAGTTAACAGCAATGCTGGTAATGACTGGCTGGCGTATTACTTGCCAGTATCAAAAGGCGATAAGGTCACTATGTCTGGCATCTACGGTTCCGCGACCGTCGGCCAGCAAATGGCATATTTCATTCAGCTGGACCATGACAAAAATTTTGTGGCTCCTCTGGATATCTATACCAGCACCGGAGCCTCTGACGTCCAGTTAACCCGCAGCGTTATCGCTTCTCAGGATGGGGTGATGTATGTCAGGGTGCGGCGTGTACTGGGTGGCGTCGAACAGGCATACAGCGTTACAGCATTCCAGCGCAGCTACAAGCTGCTGCAGGACCTGTACGCTCTGCAAAATCAGGTTGATGACCTGATTAATAACGGGGCAGTACAGACGCCCGTAATTGGTGCGACTCTGGAGCAATTACCAGTCAGGCTGGATAACAGATTTAACTACAACGCTGCCGTATATATTCAGGATAACGTGGTTATTGCGGGTAACTACACATTCGTCGTGGCGACTCGTGGGAACCGTCATCCCATCATCATGCGCAAAGAGAATCTCACCGGAGTGTGGACGTATTTCGACCTTCACTATGTTACCGGAAATCCCCTGGCATCTCCGACTGCTGAAGACAGCCATAACGTTTACAGTATTGGCGTGACGAAAGACGGATATTTGATCATCAGCGGGAATATGCACGCTAACCCGTGCCGGGCTGTTATATCCAATGCGCCATATGACATTACGGCATGGACGGCAATCAGTTATACCGCGTCAGCGGAGGTAACCTATCCTCGGTTTGTTAAATACCCGGACGGAACCACTCAGGCATTCTGGCGGCAGGGGGTATCGGCTGCTGGTCAATACTATTCTGCACTGTTTAATGACACGACCAGAACGTTTGGACCTGTATTCCAGATTGCAGCTACTGACCTTAACGCTAACGCATATGAGCAACGGCTTGGGGTTGGCCGTGATGGAAGTCTTCATTTTTGTTTTGGGCTACGCGTCAACGCTAACGCTGCTGATGCTAACCGCGGCCTGTACTATGCAAAGTCTATGGATAAGGGTGCGACGTGGACGAACGCCGCCGGCACGGTAAATTATCCTGCGCCACTGACTGAAGCGAACAGTGAGAAGATTGCTGATATCGCGCTGTACTCTGGTTACGTCAATCAGAATGGCGGGGCGTGTGATTATGACAGTCACTATCACACTTGCCTGTGGCAGACCGATGAGAATAACCATACGCAGATCGCTCATATCTGGTTTGACGGCACAGTCTGGCATGAAGAGCTTGTGTCGAAATTTGATTTCAAGGTAGACACATCCCGGCCTCTGCTGACTGGTACGCTAAGTCGTCCAGCCCTCGGATGTACCCGCTACGGTAAAACATGGATTTTCTACCGGACAACGGAAATGGGGCGCGATGATGAGATACGGGCAATCGACGTTTCCGAACCAGGTAATCCGATTGAGCATATCGTCACCGGGTTCAATATGGGGACACTGGAACTGGCGGTAAATACCAATACTCTGATGAACGATAATCAACTGCTGATGCTTGCAACTCGCGGTGCGATTGGTTATGCGGATCCTATGTACTCTCGATACACAGATGAGCCAGGGTATCTGTTAGTTGCAGTGATGCCTTAATAACCCCCACCCGATAACCGTATGCAAGAGTTACCGGGTGGGATTTAAGGGTCTCCCTACCAAATTCAACTTTATATCTGTGGAAGCAACATAGCCCTGATTAGTGCGGCTGCAATCGCATACCCACCAGTATCCGGATCCGGATGCAATCCATCCCCCACCATCCACGGACGCGCGGAACCATAGGTATAATCTGCAGGGTGAACTCCGAAAGAGCTTTGCAGATTAAGGAATGCTACATCCTGCTCCCGGGAGAGTTCGTACATTTTCCGGGCATAGCTAGACATTGGGATAGTATTTCCTCCCGGGCGGTTATTCTCTGCCGGGCAAATCAGCATAATGTCCGTGGTCGGCGACGCTGTGCGGATGCGGTTAATCATCGTCAGGAGGTTTGATTTAAACGTCTCCGGAGTAATCTTCACGCCCTGGTCGTTTGTGCCCAACATGATGGTGGCCAGATTCGCTTTCAGGGTTGTAAATGCCGTCTCCCAGCGTGTTTCATCAGCATTCACCCAGTTGTTAGTATGCGAACCACTACCACCAAGCTTATGCACAATGACACCCGGTTGTGTTTCCTTCTGGATGCGTACGCCATACAGCACAACACTGCCTGAAATTACCGTTATCGTTACCGTACCACTCCCCGCAGTTGGCATTGCCGACATTGGGATCATCTGTACTGCAACGGGGTAAGTGGAAAGATCAATCTCCACGGGTGCTGACATCCCCGGTGCGTTGTAGCTGATAACTCCGCTCCCGCCGCCCGCATACAGCGTATACGCAAAGCCCAGACTGAAATCATCCGTCCAGCTTATTGTCGCCCCAACCGTTGCGCTGGATACTGAAGAGATATCGAGACCAAACCCTGTGTTGTACTGGCAGGCAAAACCCGTTTGCGTGATTTCCGTACCGATAATATCGGTATTGTCGCCGAACTGGTCATAACCGAACGAGCGATACCCGAAGCCAATGGGTGGGACAGAGACTACCGGCGCAGTACCGTTATAGAGATGCCATAACTTCTGCGCACATTTCAGCGCATAACGTACTTGGCCCCGTGTGTAACTGTCACCAATCATCGCCCAGGAGAACTGCACATTTCCGCCATAGGTCAGTTTGTTCAGCCGCATATGGGTTTCACGCAACCGTTCAAGTCCGTATGAGTCAGGAACGGTAGTATCTTCCGGTGCCGCACCGCCGCCAGTAACCGGAGTCCCGTCTGGCATCGTTGACAGCAAAGAGTAGGTAAATACTTCATACGCCGTAGACACTTCACCCGCTTCCATCTGGAACGTATCGCTGATAGCAACAGACGCGGTGATCCGCACAAAATAGCAATCTGCAGGAGTGGTAATCACCCGGATATGCTGGCCCGTATCAGACAGGGAGTTGATGAACCCTTTATTCCGTGCATAGAACGCGACGAATCGGGAGTCAGAGTTAAAGGCGTATTTCGCCCCCGGCGTCACCGGGATAAAATCCGAGTAGTAGTACCGGGAATCAGGCTCATGAATTACACCCTGCTCATCGATGTAGCCAGATTTTCTGGTGTTTTTGTTATAGAGGTTTTTCCCCGATACAAGAAGCCCTTGCTGAACGAAGTTAATATCAAGCCCATCAGCGAGCACCATTTCCCCCGGAACTCTGAGTGCTGAACCATCTGAAGCTACCGGCTCCATCAGGTGCTGGTAATCAGCTCGCGGCGCGAGATAATCACCTTCTGACAGAAACATGGTTTCCATTACATTCTGGGCCAGCGTGATGCGTGCATAGGCAGAATTTTCAGGCGGGGTAAACTCGGTAACCTGTGAAAGCGTGGAGATGTACTGCTTGTCAGCATTGTAAAACGCCACAAACCGTAACTGAGCACTGGCTTTATATTTAGTGGCAGGTGTTACCCGGATATAGTCAGAATAGACATAGCCAGCCCCTGACGCCCCCTGCACTGGATAGACAGACCCCCATTCATTGATGTAACCAAAACTGGCAGCGTTCTTGTTAAACAGGTTTACGCCGGGGCCAAACAATATGGTCTCCCCCGGCTCCTCAGCGAACGTGACCGGTACACCGTCAAATGCATCAGGTGCAACCTGCCGGAACGGCTCGAACTCAGTAGCCAGGCTGTTTTCTTCAATCATTGTCGCTGGAACAACCAGAGTAGGAACTTCAATGCGCATAAATGCTGCTCCGGATGGAATAACAAGCGCGTTTATGGGCTTGGCGCCATAACCATCAACTGCCTGCACACTGATAAACCGGCCTTTAGCATCGTAATACGCTGCCGCCCGCCACTGCTGGTTAGAGCAGTAGCTTTTGGTTGCGTCAATCTTCATATAGCCTGACACCGACATTGACGTGTCGCTGTTATTGGTTATCGTTCCGGTCGATGATAAATGCCGGCCGTCAAATACCAGCGAGGGGTTAAAGAAGTTTTTCCCATGCGCAAAACCCAGCGCGACATATCCATTTGTGGTAGCACCATTAATGACAGGGCTGACGATGGACTCGTAATTCGTGTACGGCATCTGGCCGACGCCAGCGTTTAACTGGAATACATCCAGATTACTGATTAGTACAGAGACAACAACAAACGCTGCACTGGCTGGCGCTGTAAATGACGTCACACTGCTGACATCGGATAGGTACATGCCATCAGCATCAAAAAATGTCGCAACCCTGGTGTTGATTCGGGTTGTGTACGGGGCATCACCAACAATGCGGATCCGTTCTGAATAACAATAATCCGGGTTTGCCGTCGGTACGCCCGTACCTTCGAACAAATAATATCCACGTGTAACCGTATTCTTGTTGAAAAGATTCACGCCCGGGTCTATCAGTTCCGGAATGATGGCTTCAACAGTTCGTTGCGATGGCATTTGGCGCCCTGTAGGGGTCAGCGTGCCGCCATTATTAATATACTCATCCGCCAGCACAGAGCCATCCATGCTGCGAACATAGACGGCGCTCCCGGCAGGAATATTGGCAATATCCGCCTGTGCGTCTGCAAGTGTCATGTACTGACGGCTAAGAGGAATCAGGCTCTGACGGATTAGACGCCAGGAATATAGCTGGTCACCTGCGCGATCGGGAACATCAGCAGCAGGACCGTTAACAAGTTCATCCAGGCGTTGAACGTTGCCCATAAAAACATCGGCGTTGGTCGATCCCAGCGGCGGGTTAAAGGCCATGTTTTTTTGCTCCAAAAAGAGGCTTCGCCCAAACGAGGGTTTGAGCGAAAGAAAGTTAATCGGGGGAATTTGTGGTTTTAAGAAACGCTGCCGGGGTATAGCGCGTCGTCGTACTGGTAGAAAATGTCGCTGTACTGTCTGGTCGTCACCTGGCAGGTTCCGTCCGCCTGCGGGGCTATCTCCTCAAAAATGGCGTCATAAACACTGCGCGTTGAGCTGCAGAACACCAGCCGCGGCGGTTCGATGTTCGGATCGTCCAGCAGAATTTCATCAAAAGCAGCCTGCCACGGAACGGACAACTGATAATCCCCGACAAAGGTAGCCACCAGCAGCCCGGAGGCAGAACCATCCTGGTAACGCAGAATTGCGCGCGGGTTTTCAAAGGACCAGTCCAGCGGCTCGGAGACGGTAAATGCCGTTTGACCGCCAGATGTGGCCATATCCATAACCAGGCTACTTACCGTTTTATTTCCCGGAATGTCATCCGTCAGCAGAATGCGATCGCCATACTGATAGACCAGCGCATCCAGTTCTGTTGTCGTGTTATGGCCCAGCCGCTGATAGAGGTATTTCATCAGGCGGCGCATGCCGATTTGATAGGCGCGGTTCGGGTCAAGAACCCCATCGAGGGTATAACTCTCAATTTTCCTCGGTGTGGGGTTATCCGGAGTTCGGCATTGCACCGTTTCTTCTGACCACGTCGTGCCATTGATATAAGTGACATCCACACCATCGTAATCATCGGTGGACGGCGCCGAGAAGGTGGTCTGTAACTCTTCGGTCATTTCATGCGGGCTGATAATGCCGGACCAGTTTTTAATCCCTTCCCTGCCTACAGATGCGAGCCCGTCACTCAGCAGGAAGTACGATTTCCCCGCCGTGGTGATCTTCTGCAGCATTTCCAGTGCCGAGATACTGTCGCCAGTAGCGAAATCAAAATACTCTCCCCGCGGGGTCCAGTAGGTTGCCTCGAGGGTGTTAATGGCTTCGGTGTCCATCGCCAGGCCAAGAGAATTACCGACATGATACAGCGCGCTGGAGATTCGCCGCGGAGCGCCGGTATCATAAATACGCGTGGCCACAACGTTAACGCGCCGATCAGACTGCGCCGCCAGTTTGCCGCCAGATTCCACCGTCACAGCCATTAACGATACACCGGCATATGATGCTGGCCGGTTCAGTAACCTGCCGCGCAGCGCCTGCCAGTACATCGAATCACGCGCGTTATTACTCCCCTGCTCATTGCGCCGGCGGCACCGCACCTCAACCAGACCAGGGGTAGACAGTTCAAAGCGCTCAGTGAACCCCAGGGCATTTATGTTCTTCATTTCGTAAACACCCTGCCGGCTTATCCACCCGGTACCGGAACCATACACCCGATACTGGATTTCCCATTCACAGTGCCTGACGCGCTTCTTACCTTTGTTGTCAAAGCCGCAAATGCCGGAAGGGAATGAAAAATTCACTTCAAATGCATTTACCACCTCATTATCCGGGCAGGCAAGAAACGGCCCCATCCAGCTATTGTTGTCGTTAATCCCGGTCGCCTGGTAATCAATCATCGTCCTGGGTGAGAACCCCCGCCAGGTAGGATCAATACCTCCGTTAATCATGCGCTGTACCGTCGCGGTCGTTCCATCTGCTGAGGCAATACGGTATTCATTTCCCCGGTGCGCCAGCGACAGCCGCTGTGTCCCTTCAGGAGCGCCGGAAAATGCTGCACCGCCAGCGCTGCCATACGCAAGGGTGACATTGGCGGTGATCGCCGGGCTGCCACCGCTGGATGCGGTACCATCAGTGAACGCCGGGTTATCCCCGAATACGGAAACGGGAAGTGATGAGGCGGTAATACTGCCGCCCAGCCACAGGCTGGACTTCTCAATGATGCGAACTACCCCGCCATCATCCTGAGCGACCAGGTTCGACCCTGCGATCGCTTCATTGATTGCCGCCAGCAGGCCAGACATATTGCCGTAGTTAGCGATCAGCGAAACGGTATAAGTAGTCGCCTGCCAGGTCAGGGTAAACGTCTGGCTGCTGGTCGAAAAATCATAGGTTGTTGGGGCTGCACTGCCGCGCAATGAAGCTGCCGATCCCCCCACGCCCGGAACAGCATCCTGCTTTGGCGTGAATGTAGCGATGAAGAGATCATATTCTGCCCCGTTAATTTCCAGCGTAACGGGCATGCCGGCATAGGGGTTAATCTCAGTCAGCGTGTCACTGAACAGGACGCTGTAACCCGATGAAGACGAAATCAGGTAGTTGGTCGGCGCGATGATAGTCACCAGCGCACCTTCCACCCAGGACTCAGGCAGAGAATCATCGCCATCATCATCGCTCAGCCCGGTGAACGAAACCGACGCTCCCGAAACGGTCATGCTGTCGGCGGTAATATCGGATGAATCAGGCGCTGTCTGCGCCATATCAAGGCCGCTGCTGCTGGACGTTCCGCCCACCTCGGTAGAGTTGAACCAGTTTTCACTGCGGCGATCGCCGGAAACATCCGCCCCCGGCGGATACAGCGTCCAGAAGAATGAATCACCCAGGGCGGAAATAGGCGTCGAACCAATCCTGATATCGCCGTTAGCAAATGCCACATTTCCACGACTCACGCAGATCAACATCTCAACTGTCATTCTGGTTGGGTCATCAGGGTTAAAACGACTGACCGGCTGAACAACATAATCCGGATAAACCCGCGCACGACCGAACAATTCCCGGATAGGATCGCCAAGTTTTGCCGTGTTCGCTTTTGCCGGATTTAAGTCCAGAGACTTACCCGTAGATGAATCGTAGGCCCCCGTATCGAGGTTATTCATCATGTAGATGGAATAAGCGGCGGCAGCTACCGAAACAACCAGGGCGGCAATGGCAAAGCCTGTCGCGTAAGGGACGGGGTAAATCTTCACGTCAGTATCTGGTAACAGTTCGCACCGCGGCCATTCCTCTGATGCTACGGGCACGCCATCAATCTCAACGCTGATTGGCTGTGGCAGCCCGGGATCATAATTTTCGACATTCCTCCGCATCCACTCATGCAGGGTTATGCGCGCATGCTGATGGCTTTCAAGTGGTCCGCCAGGTAACCGGGAGGGATAAATACGGATCGTCATCGCCAGAATTCCACCTTGATAAATCGCCGTTTAAATTTCCAGACCGGCATAAAAGAAACGTTCGAGCCGGGATTACATTCCGCCACCTGCAGCAACCCGTTCAGCTCAACAACAATCCCCACATGGGTGACCATGGTTCCCGAATAACACGCCACGCCAGCGCCGACGCATGGCTCACAACGCTCAAGCTTTAACATCAGTTTCCGGGCTTCTTTATCAAGGCCGCCGCCGTCTTTGGTAACACCTGCAAAGTCAGGCCATTCAGGTAGCCCAAGATCGCGGCGTATCTCATTCACGATGCCAAAACAGTCGAGTTTGGGAAAAGCGCGACCGCCCTTCAGCCAGGTGACCGAAAGGTATTTATCAGGATTGAACATGGATAAACCTCAATTCATGTAGCGAAGAGCGGGAAAATCATTAAGTGTGTAGCGATATCGTGGCCAGGCAGTATCGAGAACATTCATATAGCCCGCGGTGATTTGCGCCTGCAACGCCGTCCAGGAGCCCGATTTGATAGCCAGCGTGTAGGGTACAGAAGCCGGCGCATTAAGGTCTGTTGAGATATATTGCCTGTAGGTCATAGAGCCATCTTGTCTCGCTGCCAGGGCATCGCGAATCGCCGTACTCGCCTCCCCTTTTATGTTGCTGACAGCGAACTGCAAATCCTGTGTACCGTCACTGTTTCTGGCCGGGATGGCGATATCGATAGCTGCGGCTGAAAAAGTTATAACAGCGCCATTTTCGGTCGTCGCTGTAATATCGTCGTAGCCCTTGCAGAAATAATGCACCGTCGAACCGATATTGATTTGTAGCGTTTCAATGATGACTTCCGATCCGCTACTGGCATAAAGCCGGTTAAGCACCGTCATGCTTTGGCCACTCCCTGTTTAGCGCTATATCGAGTAACGAGCTCCCGACAATCCACTCGGGGTAGTTACCCCACGGCGGAGGCAATAGTGGACGCTCCCATAACTCCAGCGTCGCCGAATACCGCCAGTAGATGGGAGCCACCAGCACTGGACCCTGATAGATATCCGTAAAACGACATTTGTAGAATTTTATGCCTGCGGGGGTTTGCAACTTCATCATGAACCAGGCCGCACCATCAGAGAGCGCATCGCGGTACCACGATTCAAACGTTAGCCCCTGAACATCGCTCTCCATAAACCAGGATACAGTCGCTTCCGTGGGAGTCGAGGTATACGCCCTGCGTTGTCTCGCCCGGCCTGTGGTGAGTTGAGTTCGTTTCAAAGGGCTGACTGGCTGGAATCCATAGCCTTCTTGTAAAGGCATAGGGAGATAGTCATGCGGATAAAATATTTCAGCCATTACCCTGTTCTCCGTCCAGTGTTATACCCCCCAGTTAATGCCTTGTGCACTTGGCCAACCCCTTTTGCCAGATCGTTAGCAACCTGCTGGTAACCTTGTTTTGCTCCTTCACGAGTAGCCTGCTGTACAAGCAGCACAGTCGCGTCAGAAGGATTTCCATTGATGGTTATTGGAGGAACCGTGACTGTGGGGCGGATGATAGTCGTTTGCTGGCTGTTGCTAACGTTCTGAACGCCAGTCCCAAACCCCGAACGCCCCAATGTGGCATCAAGTGGCTTGCCGTTCCGTAACGCCTCAAGTTGTGACACGCCGATTCGATTTGTAGACTCCTGGTCGAAAACGTACTCCCCTTTATGAACAATACCCGCTGGCTGATACTTTCCGCCTGAGCCAGTATATCCACCAGAGGCAAAGCCGACGGCGGCAGCACTGGAGATGCTGGACGTTATTGTAGCCATGAGGCCTGCAACAGTTGCCATTGCTGCTAAGTTGTATGGGAATGGCTGGCTTGAAAGCGCCTGCGCCATTGCCATTGGCAATTGAACAGCCGCCTGAGCAAGCGCAAAAGCTTTTTGCGTAACAAATGCCGCTTTATACATTACAGATTGCTCGCCGAACATCGCCCCCATCGAATCGGTGATACTGGAGAAAGAATTTTGCGCTGATTGCATCTGTGCGGCATAAACTGCGGTGCTTAGTGCTTGCTGGTTCTGTTGTCCTTGCTGTTGGAGAGCCAGCAATTGCTGCTGCTTCTGCTGCTCATTCAGTAAAGTACTTTGTGTGATCGCCTGCTGCTGCTGGTTCAGCCAGGCAGCATAATCAGTCTGGGCTTGCTTCAGCTTTTCGATAACCTCAAGCTGCGGATCTATTTGCAGCCCTATCATGTTCAATCCCTGCCCTGACAGGTCACTATTGGTTGCTCCAGATGTCAGCGTACCACCGGCCTTGTTCACACCTGATATAACGGAATCAGGCAGCACCGATTTACTAATCAGGTCACTCGCCTGCTTCCCTGCAGCCTCTGGCGTCAGTTTCTTCAGCTCAACCATCTTTTGAAGAATTTCTAGACGTTTTTGCAGCGTCTCATTTTGGCGCAATTCCTTCGGTGCAATTTGCTCCTGCATTTTCCGGTAGTCATCCAGCGTCTTGACGGAGTTTTGCAGGGCTTCCTGCTGCTTGTAGGCCTGCAATATTTCGTCTGAACGGGAAAGAATCGACTTCTGGTCGGCGGTTAACTGCGTTTTAGACTTGAGGTCAGCAATCTGCTGTTCGAACTTAACCCGAGCTTGTGTAGCACTATTAAGCTTATCACTGGCATCTAATTGGGACTGCATCGCAGCAATCTGCTGGTGTATCTGGTCAAGAAGTCGGGTGGCGGCATCTTCAGTATAAGCTTTACCTATTTTCTCCTTCTTTGGCTTTCCAACGCTCTGCTTTTTGGCCTGTTCAAGCTCCTTCTCACGAACGGCTATTAGCGAATTCGCCTGGTCAATCGCCTCTTTATTCCCTGAAAATGCAATTTTCCTTGATTGAGCTCTCGCTTCCTTAAGACTTGCTTCGGCTCCAGCGACTCTGTCAGCCGCCAAATACTCTTTATTAATCCAGTCTACAGATTCTGCAACAGCTTTATTTCCCTCAATAGTCAGGACATTCATCGTTGATTGTAGGTCAATGGCCTGTCCAATAAATCTCATCGTGGGGTCTATTGCGCCACCAAGAGCAACAGCTTGCTTACCTTTGTCTGCAGCTGTGTAATAGTTTTTTACTTTTATTGCCGCTGCCGTCCAGGAGTCGCCAATTTTCAGTATCTCTCGACGATGCATGTCAATATCAGCATTCAGAGCCGTAAAATTAGCTGAATCCTTATATTGAGAGACTTTTTGTCGTGCTTCATCGTAACTATATCCGACATCAATTAATTTATTGACTGCCTCGCTGGCACCGTCATTGGTCGTAATAAACATATTGCCAACTTCATTAATCGCCAACCCCGTCTTGTCGGATATCGCAACCATGTTAAGCGCGAGACGTTCGGCTGCATCACCGTTAGCGCCAAGCGATGTTGTAGCAATTTTCGTTGCTGCTTCAATCTCCAGCCGATTTTGATAAACAGCATAAGTAAGGAGGCCAACTGCCCCCGCAGCTACTGTATATGGATTTACCAACCCCATTACGTAGGTGGATACACCTTTAATTGCAGGAATAATTCCACCGAACATATCTTTTAACTGTCCACCCTGCTGCATTAGCACCATAAATGGCGACTGGCCGGTTGAAAGTCCAACTACAATATCTGTCATTTGTGCCGGAATCATACGCATAGCAAAGGCTGTTTGGGCGGCAGACATGCCAGTTTTACTCAAGTCATCACGAAACCCGCTTAATTTGTTACGAGTCTCTTCGATTCGCTTTGAATAAAGCTCAAATGTATCTGTATCTACCATCCCTTTGGATCTGAATTTCACCAAATCCTGTTGTTGTTTGTCCAACTTATTCAGGGCGGCATTTACCGGGTCAATACGATCGAGAAGTTCAGATAGAGCCTGCTTTTCTTCGTCCGTAGCCTTTGTCACCTTGCCAGCGCTCGAAGCAGCACGGTCTCCAGCCTGAGTCATTTTTACCAGTGCAGTTGCGAGATTATCGGCCTGTTTCTCTGCTCCGGAGCTATCAATAACAATGGCAAGGCGGGAGGTTTGTTCTGTCATTTAGCGATCTCCGGGCAATAAAAAACCCCGCTGGGGCGAGGTTAGATTTTTAATAAACAATTACTGTCGATATATGATAATTGTTGCGATTATTGAAACAGAGACAATGGCAGCCAGAATTAACCTGAGACTTTGCTATCTGAACACTTAACTGTTTTAAGAGATTCAAGCTGCTGAAGACGTGCCTGCGCCTTTTTACGCGCTTCGCTTTTGGCCATACCATTACCGATACCGAAATCTCCCAAAGCCCCCATTACGGTACGCCCATCAAACTGACCTGTAGTTTCGATTTCGTTCTGAATGCTGTGAGTTTTTGCGATTTCCTGCTTAATTGCAGCACAATCTAACGCAGCAGACTCTTCGCTAGTTACGGATGGAGCTTGCGGATACTGCTTAGTCGCGCATCCAGAAATAACAAACATCCCAGCTACTACCATCATTAGTTTCTTCATTTTATGCTTCCTATGATTACAATCGGAAACATCCTAACACCATGAAATAACAGGTCAACGACAAAACCCGCAGTTAAGCGGGTTATCATCACAAAGAATACATTGCACGGGCTCTGCGTTCCTTAATATGCATACCATGATGCTTGCGCTGGTTTCCGCACATCCAGCAAGAGCATAAACAAGGGGTTTGATACACAATACCTGCTGCGACTAAACCACCAGCACCAGCGTTGTTATAATGTATACGCTTTGCTTTAAGTCTTCTGGCATGATGCCGACGTACTGCTCGCTTTTTTGATTTCATGATAGAACTCCACAGTAAATACTGGAGTGGTCACACCTTCGCATGACCGCCTAAACGGGAGTTCTGAATAGATGATTTGTCTCATTAGAAAGTTTTAACACCAAAGGTAGGTTAAATCATGAATTTAATACAAGGAATCAACGTGGAAAAGTTCGACCGCGAGCTACAAAGAGAAATCCTTAAATGCTGCATAGCCTCCTACCCAGCACACACCACATGGAATAGCTTTGATCCAGAAATAATACAAATAGACGATGTCAAACTCTCTGCAAACATCATTTATCTTGCTGAACACGGCCTGCTCACAATCAGAGAGCAGAGGAGTGACGACCCGTACTATTTTCTTGATAATATGCGTGCGACCTGCAAAGGCGTTGATTTTATGCAAAATGATGGCGGTCTCTCTGCAATCCTCAACGTCCAGACCATCAAACTCCACCGAGAAGCCGTGGTCGTTCTAGAAGACCTCATTACCATATCCAACATGAACGACGAGCAGAAAGAAAAGGCTAAATCCACACTTGGCGAACTATCAACGGAAACACTTAAAACTGTGGTGCAAGCCGCGACGACTGCAGGATTATCAGCACTATTTGGGAAGTGAGCAAGTACCATAAAGCAAAAACCCGCCAGAGGGCGGGTTAGAGTATTCAGGTACCGGTACTCTCATCAGGTGGTTCCGGTTGATCGATTAACTGCTCGGTAGTGCAATACCTTTCCTTGAACTTTATGTGCTTAGGTTTTGCCTGTTCGGAAATATCAAAACCTGAGAGAACTCTCTCAAATACAGCCTCAGGCATGTCATCGTGTGCTGTAATCTCACCTGCCGCGTACTTTTTCTCAACGTTATCAACACGCCAAATGACAGCCTCTGCGTATACGATATAGCTAGGGTGATGAATAAAAACATGATCACCAGGATTAAGAACGCAGGCATTATCATGAGGCACGCCTGGCTTAATGCTAGATACATTAACAACCAAAATGCAGTAACAGTCGTTTATCGGATAATAAACAGGGTCATTGCATATCACATGAAGGTGATTACATGGCCCACTTGGAGCCAAAACCGTTCCTTTTCTATATGGCTGTAATGTGCTCATGACAATTGAGAAGAAAACTCCTTAAGTTGCTGCGATTCACACATGCTCCTGAGAATGTTTTCTGCTTCTTCTGGTGATTTTCCTTCATTAAGGAAAATCTCTCGCACATCAATAGGTGTACGGGAGTTACCGGGATCATGCCATTCAGGGCATACATTTCTCAGGTGCGTCATGTCACGCAACTCAAATCTATTCATATGCCCGTATTGAGCATATATTTCATCAAGAATTCGTATGTCTGCTCTGCTTAGCTCATCAAAGACTTCATCAACATCCATCTCGCGAGGGTCTGCACACAAAGCTACATCATGGCAATTTGTCTTAATAAGATGATACCAATACTCTCCTTTGATATCAGCTTTACCGCGAATCAAATCAAGAGTTGTCGACATCACTGGCCCATGGCGCATTGAATAAAGGCGATCTTCACCCATCATGCGGCCATGACGAATCATAGACTGTCGATTTGCCAAGTAGAGCAACTTCATTAGCTTCAGATATGCCATGCGCCCGCCGCGTTTAAGTAGCAGGTAAGCAGCCATCTGAGCTACTTTTTCTTCGCTAAACATATTGAACCTCAATTACTTACAGAAAATAGACCGGATAAGCGATAATCAAACATCTTTTTATTGTCTCTGAGTGTATTACCTCAAAGGTAATCCTTCAACCTTTGGTTGAATCTATCGTGCCCTGAACAGCCTTAGAAATCGCCTAAAAACACCGAAAATCACCACATACCAGGATGCGTCTTTAATCATCGCCTCTTGTAGCGCTTCTGGCTTCGTTTTAAGTGGTATAAATTTTTTCTTTTTTTGCGGTTTGTAGAACAAATCGCAATCAGTTGGGGCGAGAAACAAAAGGCCATCTAAGTAGACTATCTTCCGATTAGCTTGCCTATTACATAACCTGCAGCCAGCAACAAAGCGATGACAAGAACCATTCCTGACATCCACTCAGGCATTGCTTGTAAGATATGCAGCACTTCCACAACCGCTTCAGGCCATCCCATAGGCACCTCCCATTAAAATACTGGGATGAGTGTCCTACGGATAGTCGGTCGGAATCCCGACCAAATTATTTATCATTATATTCAATAAATTAGGGTTATTTGTGTGTAAAAATTTACATAGATAATCCCGGTATCGCTACTAGTAATGATTTTTTTCGGTCAGGATTCCGACCAAACCAATGATCATTATCAGAGGTAACGCAAAGACGATGGTACAGAGAAGCTATTTAGTTTTATTTGCCCTCTTTTGCTCCGCTGCCCACTCGTCACGCCACACATCGTCGAGCGCCAGGATAGCGGCGTCAAACTCGGTGCGGTCAATGAGGATGGTGCGCGATGCCAGATATAGCTCAATATCATTCAGGGATAATGGGAGCGGTACTCCGGCCATGCCAGCATATTTCCTGCTGCGCGATATCATGGCATAGGCATTGAGGATCTCCCCTGTTACTGCATCAATTTCTGGCTCAGGAATCGGGGGAAGGTTCAATTGCTCCCGGCGCCATTTAGCCTTATCTCCCCTTTCGCCCCCGAACTCCTTTAGCCACGCCTGCGCCTCTAGGGCTTTTTTACGGTTTCCTGAGTCTGCTGCTCCTTGCCCTGAGCTATGTTCGCAGCCTCTGCCAGAATCAACCAATACAACGCGGGATTCTGCTTCAGTAACGCGACGCCAAGTTCGGGCGTATATGCTACAGCCTTCTCAATACCATCCACCAGCTCACCTACTCCCTCCCAGTCTTTCAAAAGGAAGCGCGCGCAGTTATCGATGAGCAGGTCATCAATTGAGTCAATGTCACCCACGCTGGCGAGATCGAAAGCGTCGGTACCGACCTGATAGCTCGCGTCCATTTTGTCGATATGGCGCCGCACCAGCGCATTACGTGAGCGGTACTGCGGATTCTCGCTGCTGGCCACCAGCAGGCGGAGTTTAAACAGTGCTTCTTCTTCCGGTGTGTATTTCTTTTTACGGCCATCAGGCTTTTTAAAAGGGAAAAACCAACGCTCGCCACTCAGATCAAGTTGAGAAGAAATAATCAGCATACATACTCCATAAAAAGCCCGAACCGCGATGTTCTGCGGAACGGGTCAGGGAAATTAAGGTGCGGTGACAGTGATTTCAGACGTTGCCGTAAAGGTGCGAGCCTTCCCGGTGATCGTGGCGTTCCCGGCAGCATTACGGGTCACTTTCGCCGTTTTTTGCCCGGTAGAAACTACGCTGGCAATCGCAGGATCATATGACGTCCACTGGACGATATCTGTTGAATCAGCAGGCGTAAGCGTGGCAGTTAATGTCACCGTAGAGCCGACAGCGCCATTTGAAGTGGCTGGCGCAACACTGATTGCCGTCGCCGGTACTTTTGGCGCACGGGTAATGGTTGGCGGCGTATTGGCGGCGGTGATATCGAGCTGAACCTGTACGATGTCAGTATTCCCGGCGTCCGGCCAGTCGCCAGAAATCTGAACTTCAGGGAAGCTGAAGGTATAAGCGCCTTCGGCGTTCTCCAGCGTGAAGGTAAACGGCACCGTTTCGCCGGTGAAGGTTTTTTTATAAATCTCCCAGGCCGCCTTGGACCATGAAAGCGTAATCTGGCCTGACGGTGTAAAGGTCGTCGGAATGTTTGCGCCAGCAAATGCTGAGCCGGTACCGATACAACGCTGAGTCTGCATGTTGTTATCAAACTGGATATTAAACGTATCCACACAGAAGCCAGCACCACCCGCCACCCCGTTCAGACTCAGGCCTGTCACTTCCTTAAACGAATAGCGCAGCGCGCCAGCACCATCCAACGGGTTAGTGAAATAGCTGGTATCGTCGGCTTTGGTGTCCCAGTCAAGCCCGGCGAAAGTGATGGTCGCAGTGATATCGCCATCATTCGGGATTTCAATCTGGAAAGTGGCAACCTGGCAACCGCGGGCAATCTGCGCGATACCTACATCATCAGCGTATGAAGAAACGGAAAAAGTAATGCGGTTGTTGCCCATCGTCAGCACATTATCGAGCCAATCCGCTCCGAAACAGCTCGCCAGAAAATCATCATGCTGATTCCAGCGAAATTTGGTGCCGACATCGCCGCCGACATCAATCGTGCCACGGGAAACGCCCTGCGCCATACGGTCACCACCGATTTCGTCGTTATCGTTGGTGTTCTGCGTTGGCATCAGCCCGAACGAAGAACGGCGTAACAGGTTCCATACACCAGCAGAGGGTGTCTCCCCCGGTGTGGTTTCGCGAATAAACGCGGTTACTACTTTTGCGCCTGAACTCACAGGAGCCTCCTGTTGATTGTGCGCTACAGCGCGCGATAAGGGATTTGAAGATTGAGCTGAGACCAGCCATCGGTTTCACCTGCCGGGATGGCGGATACGGCGAAATAACTTAGTGCTCCGTCGTCCTGAAACTCGAAAAGTTGCGTTAATTTGTCGGCGGCCTGTGTCAGCTGCAGAGTGCCTGAACCTACAGGGACGAAAAGCTGGATGATGAGAACCCCGGTTCGGTGCACAGTCGGCCCCGCTCCAATTTCGTTAGCACCTGCTTGTCCGGGGATGTCAGTAAGACGCGCCCAGATTTTTCGACCGCTGGGATCGAATACAGGACCGTTTGGGTAGTCCACCGCATCCTGGGCAATAGCGGTCTGCGTCGTCATTCGTCTGATGACAACGTTTCTTATTTCTGTGAGGGTCATTTGTAGGCCTGAGTTACACCATTAAATGAGACGGCATAGACGCCTGTCGGCGCTTGCGTAGAGTGGCCATTCTCCAGTGGTACGGAGTAAGGGAGGTTTGACTGAATGTAAATCACCGAGTAAGCCGGCGCCTGATTGATGATATTTTTCCCGTTGAGAAATGTCATCGTTCCCCGCGGGTCAGGCTCTGATGGTATTGAATGATCCGGTTCTCCAATACTGACAAAGTGGGACGCCCGGAAAGTTCCTGCGCGATACTCAGCCGGGCGCCGGATATCCATGCCATCGTTAACACGGACTTTCTTTCTGAGACGGCCAGTCTTTGTCAGGTTGGCAGGATCGGCATAAAGAGATTCGTTCCACTCACCTACCGCTTTGTTGTACTGCACCGCGGTGGCGTTGATAGCCCATAACTCCGGGTTACCTACAGGCGATCGCTGGACGATTTCATTCAGCAGCTGAATGGCGATGGTTCTTTGCCGTAACCTGACGTCGTCCTCCACCAGCCCGGCGAATGCCGCCGGGTCAATGTTCCAGCCCTTGGCCATATTACGCCCTCCGCAGTTGAATGGAGTACGCAGCGCCAGCAGAGTCGGCAGAAGCGGTGATGACCTCGTAGCGCTGGAGTACGCCAGTAATCGGGTCAGGTGCCGTGATGATGTGCTCAACCGCAGGCTTGTCGGAGACCTCATTAACGAGGGCAGTGAGTTTCACATCACCATGAAGGATGTTAACGCCATCGATGCGGCGGAGTTTATAGCGCGCCAGCACTCCGCGTCCTGAGTAAGTCACCTGCGTTTCAGTGCCGGTTTCCGTAACCGGGTACCAGTCACTTCGAACGAAGTATGTCCCAGTGAAATCCTTAACAGCATCCTGCAGGTCGGTATTAAATGCTGCGGCAACTTCAGTCTGCAACTCGTCACGAATCCCCATATCACCCCCTTACCAGCCGCACCTGAGACTGACTAACGCCATATGGCTTCAGCATTGCGAGCGCCAGCTGCAGATCAGAATCAAGCAATGCCGAGCTGTTGGTAGCGAGTTCTGCAAAGGTCTTCGAAACGCTGACATCGTCGGCATCCACCGTCTTGCTGAGGAGCACGCCAGAATCAGTTTTCTGCTGATACAGCCCGCCATTTGCCGCTGCCAGCGCCGCATAGGCGCCAGCCTGTTTTACATCGTCAGGAATGATGGTTTCGTGAGTTGCCTTATCACATGGCATTTTCAGGTTAAGCCCATTAATCCAGGTATTAGCCATCAGCACAGATTTGGCTTTTTTGCTTTCATCTGTCCAGGTGGCACCGAGAATCGAATTGACATCTTCAACAGTGATGAAAGTGATCATGCATCACTCCATTTCTTTCCAGCCGTGCGCCTTCCAGTTCTCAACTTCATCAGGGTGAACGTTGGCGGTATTAGGAGCGCCGGGGAATGCCGGGAAATCGGTAATCATCGCCACCAGCTGCTGTTCCTGCTGTGCAGGAGTATTGGCGTCAACCTGCACGGTCGCAAGTTTTGCTGCAGCACGTTCAGCACGCTGCTCTTTGGTTAATCCGGCCATAAGCCCTCCACTAAAAAAAGGGGGCGAAGCCCCCGATAATTAACCCAACAGCAGAACCGAATGCTCAGTTTTCACTGCCGCTACACCCCAGGACAGACCAACTTCGTAGCGCACCTGACGGTATTGACGGTACAGCGCCACCTGATAAGTGATGCCTGACACCGGGTCAGTAACGTTCATGACGTCATCCGCAGTATCACCGCCCTGCGGCATTGCCGGGGTACGCGCAGCCAGCAGGAACGCGTTACGGTCGAATGCCATGTTTGCGGTATATCCACCTACGGTAGTAATCGCGGAGTTATCCGCCAGCGCCTGACGCAAGCCCGGTGCTGCCAGGGTAATAGTGGTAGCAGTAGCTGCAGCAACGAGATATTTGTTGCTGTCACCATCAAACGTCACAATATCACCTGCCGTGAAAGAACCCGTGCCGGTATCAATCGCGATCAGGATATCACCCTCCGATTTTGCACCATTTACCAGATAATCAGCGGCAGCCGATGCTGCACGTTTTTTGACGTGCGCAGATTCGTGGATGTTGAATCCCTCCAGACGACCCACGATACCCTCACGCAGCAGCGCATCGGTACCAGACTCGTTCACCTTGAACAGAACTGACTGTTTACCACGGAGGTTAGCAATCGCAGAGGAACCAAGGACCATCTGCAAATCGGTAGTCGGGGAGCCGTTATCGGACAATACCTGGCGCGCATTTGCCGCATCCGACAGATCGCCAGCAATCCCGAATGGAGCAGTACCAGCCGTACCGACAGCGCGGGAGGAAGCGAAATACAAAGCCGCGAGATCCGAGTCCATCTCATTTGCCAGCGCACGGAACGCTTGCTTGAACTGATCCGCCAGGATGGTGTTGTATGTCCCTGCGGGCCCCAGCGCCAGTTGTTCTTCACCGTTCCATTTGACCGGGGCCATTTTGGATTTGGTGATTTTGACATCAACGGTACCGATCGTCTGGTCGCCGTCATTTGGCGCAGTGGCCCCCGGAGTAATATCAACAGTGGTTGCCGGCGGCGCAACCGGCGCAGTAACAGTCTGGTCCTTCGCCGCAGCATCAGCTTTCGCATTGCGCGATACAGCTGGGATAAAACCTACCTGTTCGCGAGATACGGTATCCAGAGCCGTGAAGATAGTCGGGATCAACCCGGTAAGCGTATTAGCCATGTGTATGGATTCCTTGGAGATTAAAATATAGGGTTGGTTGAGCTATCCAGCTCCGACACCAGCTGCCATCCGGCGGCTGGCAAAGAATTAATCGACGATGGTGATACCGTCTTTGAGAGTTGATTGCTGATCTGTCGGGCTCAAACTGGTAAACGCATCGCGTTTCATCGTTTTCTGCCCGAGTGAATGCTGAGACTGGCGAGAGCCGCCGCCCTGGTTGCCGCTGGCCTTCAGAATGTGGTCTTTCTGTGGGTACTGCTCCACCAGGAACTCCAGCGCCTCATCAAAGGCTGCCAGCTCGCCCGGTTTAGAGCGGGAATAAATTTTGTTGCCAGAGCCATCATAGGCAACGACTTTGCCGTCCTCGACTTTGAAGGACTGACCGAACCGCGCCTGAAGCATATCAGCCGGAATTGCCACTTTATCTGCGATGAATTTCGAGCCAGAGAACCGGCCGCCTATCATTTCCTGATAGAGCTGGCCTTCCAGGGTCGTCGCACGCTGAGTAGCTTCATCAAGCTGCGCCTGGAAGGATTTGGTAATATCCGCTTTAACCTGATCAACGGCGCCTGCATCGATCAGTTTTTTCTGGTCGATTTTAGTCATCATCTCCAGCGCTTCGAGTGCCTTCGCCGGATCACCGATTTTGGCAAACTTAGCCAGGCTGGCTTCAGCTGCTTCTTTGGCTTCACGATGAGATTTTGCCTCGCCATTCAGAGAGGAGATTTTCCCAACGGCCTGTACAGCATCAAAACCAACTTCCTGGCCGTCATCGTGGACGTAGACGGGTAAACCGCTGGTATCGACTTCTGCATAGCTTTTGCCGTTAACTTCGACTGTTTTCAGTTTCATGTGGTTACCTTTTCGGGGTCATCCGACCGTTGCACCGCTCACCATCCGGATCACGGCAATAAAAAAGGCCGCCCGGAGGCAGCCTGATTGAAGACTTAAATAGCTTTAAAGTCTGGCGTTGCTGAACGCCTGAGCATCCAGGTTACGCAGTTGCTCCAGAGTCAGCCATTCGCCCTTGTCGTTGTAGAAATCATCGGGCGACATGCCGCCGTCACGAATCAGCCGGGCCCGGGTTACGCCAACGATCTGGGACTGTCGCGTGAACGACTGGCGCGAGAACCAGCCCTGATAATCGGTATCCGAAGGCACCTGCCCGTCCATGCTGGCACGTGAGCTATCGGATATTTGCCCTACAGCAATACCGAGCTCATCAGACGATTTCAGGATGTAGGTTTCGACGCTGCGACAGCAGAAATGGATTTTCCCGGGGCCCTGCAGATACGGCACCTTATGGCCGATCGGCTTGTTATCAAGTGTGTACTTGAGGCGGTCGCGAATCCGACAGTCTTTTGATGTACGATTATCCAAAGTGGATAACCACTGCTTACCCTTCAAAAGGTCATCGTTCGCATCTGCAAAGGTTTTCCTGGCCGTCGAAGCAAGATGTCCTACAGCCGTTTTTGCAATACTGCCAGCATTGGTGCGGCTCATCTGCAGCGCGCCATCCTGATAGCCACGGTTAGCATGACCCCGGACCTTTCTGGCGATTTGCTCATGGGTATCGCCCAGGAGAAAACCCTGCCGCACTGTATTGGATATTCTAGCCATCCTGTCAGCTTCAAGGTTATCTGCCCACTCCGAAAGCAGGCGCCCCTGAAACGGCTGAGCCATCGCCGCGGCGTAAACGGCATCCGGCGAAATGCCCACCAGTGGATGAAGCGATAGGACATCGTCGGGGATCGCAAACTGGAACAGGCTCATCTGAAAACCTGCTTCGTGCTGAGCGAGTTGCTGCAGCTCATCAGATAGTCCCGCGTACATTGACTGCACAGCCTCACGATTGAGAGCTCTGACACTAACGAGCAGCGCTTCCAGTCGCGACACGGTAAAGCTTTCAGCATCCAGGCTATCCATCGCCACCAGTAATCTGGCTGTCAGTTCCGCATCGCTGTCATTCAGGATTTTTATCATCCTGTTTGCAACGCTGGTGCTGTATCGCGCTACCCATATCGCATGGGATATCGATTCATCCTGAAGCTTGTCATTCGCCGTTGCCATTTGCACCACCCGGGTTACTCAGTCCGCCAGCAAGCGTGACCTGCTGATTCCGCAACTCGTCGATTACCTCTTCGGGCTTCGCGTCCGGATCGATAAATTTGAGGGACTGCAAAACGCGAACAGCATCGACCTGACGTATATCCCCCCCCTGACGGAGCGACTGAACAGCCGTTGCAGCTGCGGCATCAAACGTCTGGGCTGAAACATCCAGTTCGGTGCGTACATCGACATTGCCGCCTTCTTTCTCGCCCAGCCATTCCGCCATAATCTGCAGGATATTATCGAGCGCATCCTCAAGCGAGCTTGCCATGGTGTAGAGAGGTGAATTCTCCTGCATCCGCTCTTCGTGAGTCTGGTCTAAGGATTTAGTCGATGTGTTTTCCGCGCGCAGCAGTTTTGCGCCGGCCTGGCGCATCTGATTTTCCAGATCCTCAAGGGAAATTTTACCAGCTTCGATTGCAGCCCCGGTATGCTCGATATATTCCAGTCCCTGCCGCTGACGGTCATCGAAACGAGTCGCAGAGGAAGAACCTATCGTCAACGTTTCGCCATCAGCCAGACCGTAAGCCACCAGCAACGGCACGCGAGCGACATGCAGGATGTTGTCCTGTTCACTCTGACTCTGCCAGTGCTTGATATTCAGTAAAGCGAGATTAAGCAGTGGGGGTGAACCGCGCATAAAGCCTGCGCGTTTCGTGTAAAGCGTCACCAGCGGAATATCATCGCGACTGGTTTCCCACTCGTCGTGAATCTGCCACTGGCTTTCGCTGTTATCACCTTTATTTCGGCGATAAATTTCAACCTTGCCCGGCATGATATGGCGTATTTGCTCAACTTTCGTTTGCCCGTAATCATCGCCATCAATAATGATGACCTCTCTGATCCGCAGATCGGTGAGCACCACTTTCCCTTTAACCACTTTCGATTTCCATCCGATGACCTGGCGAGGATTAAGCATCGTGGCATACGGGCGGGATCCCGCGGCTTTTTCGTCGGCTTTAGTTTTTACTTCCTCCGGGTCAATTTTCGGGAAATCCACCAGCGCATGTACCAGACCATACTGGAATCCGATGCTGAAAAATTGCTGTGCCCAGACATCGAGCCGGTTTCCTTCCATATCAATATCTGGCGACAGCTCCCGTATTTGTTTAGGAGAGTCCTCACTCAATACCGTCGGCTCAGCAAACACTCGCCCGATGTTTTGTTTAATAGCCTCTTCATAGGCAGGAAGTAACGTTGCCGAAGCCAAACGCTCCTTATAACTTTCAGGATCTTCGTTCGGCCATTTCGGGAGATACTTCTTGCCCTGCCGGCGCATTTCCAGCGTGCCGCCCATCAGCGCATCATTAATATCCCATGCCTCAACCATGTCGTTATAGTCGAGGTTGGGCGTTGAAATATCAGGCATGGTTTTACATCCGCAGTTGGGTGACTTTTCCAGTCGGTTTGATAATCGGGAATTGCTTCACAATGAAATACCCACCGGCATCGTTGGGGTGATCGTTATCCGCCGTTTTATCCGGCTCACCGTTTTCGCCCCAAACCTGTTGCTCAAGCGACTCGGTGTACACCGGGCACCGTTTTACATTCACTTTGTAGCGACGTTCACCGTTACCATTGCAGAACATGGCATTCATCGAGTTGATGCGGTCTTTCACAGGCGGGTTTGATGCATTAACAACCACATTGAAGCCGGCCTGCTTAAGCTGGGCGATATCAGTAGCGCTGGCATTGCTGGATTTGCGGGAATCGCCGGAAGCGTCCGGGTAAATATAGATTTCCCGCACCTTGCGATAATCGTTGCCGTCGTACAGCCAGAACCGTTCTTTGATGATGCGGATCATGTCAGGAGTGTCGTAAGCCTTCACAATTTCATTCACCGCAAACGGAAGCCCCAGACGTAACACATGAACAATCCCGGCCATCTTCCCGACGTTGAAATCCATACCGATATACAGGGGCTCACCGGGTTGCTCTTCTTCCCGGCAGTTATTCAGCTTACGGTCAAACTGATGGTAAATCGTCCCGCTGGTAAGGTTGGTGAACTGGCCACGCAAATAAGCCTTGATCAGCTCCGGCGGGTATGACTCCATCAGCGACGGGATATAGTCCGGCGGCAGATTCTTTTCGTTGTCGAACGTCGAGGCCTGCACCAGGCCATACAGCGTTAAGAGCGAAGGTTTATCGCGTACAGCTTTTGCGAACTGCTGATAAACGAATTTAAAGCCTTCCGGCGTCGTGGTGACGTCGATCCCGTTTCGCAATCCGGGCACGTTGTAACGCATACGTGCAATGATTTTTCGCCAGGCTAACTGCGCCTTTTTAGCGGGCATTACGTCCAGCTCATCAATCAGCGCATTACCGATTTTAAAACCAACGATGGTTTGCGGTTTCTCCATAGAGCGGCAAATCGTCGTTCCTCGGTACTGGCGCCCGGCGTAGAAGTGAACCTCTTTGTTTCCCTCGTTGATTTTGACATTCAGCCCCCAGTCGTGGGCCACCTCCTCAACAGTGGGATAAAAGATGTCACGGATCTGCGGATACGTTGGTGCAAAGTAACCCTGGTTGATTTTGGGGTGTTCCCACATCCCTTTGCAGATACCACCGCAACCAACCCATGTCTTGCCAGAACCGAAGCCGGCGACATAGGCCTTAAATTTGTACTGCATCGCAAGGAATTTGGCTTGGGGAACGTTAAGCGTCGGAGCTATCGCCATCCTCTTCCCTCACTCGCGCATCGACTACGTTGATATTGATTGCAACTGGCGTTGGTTCGTCATCCTCCGGATCAGTGGCCAGTTCTTTGCGAAGTTTGTCTATTTCCAGCTGCCGGCGCTCAATTTCTATCTGCTGCAGGCGCTGGGCAAACTCACTGTCAGCCAGGCCGAGACGTTTCATCACCGCCTCGTACATGCGCTCACGGCTGATGGCGGTTATCTCAATGCCATTCTTACCAAGCTTCACACCGGAATAGGCAAGCGCAGCATCCGGCGCCAGCTTGCGCGTATCGGCGAAGAAAGGCTGGCCGATGCCATCACCATTACAGCGAGGACATTCTGGGTTAGGTGCGCTGGTGTGATCGTAGCCGTATCCGCCATCATCCAAAGGTTCCCGACGTTTACGCTCAAGTGCTTCGAGGCGCTTCTCTTCGTACTCAACAGCGTCACGCCATTGATACTGATGACTAAAGCCCCAGCAGTAACGACAACTCCCGCGGCGATACTGTGATAGCTGGTTGGCGTCGAACGTTGCCAGCCGCCACATCTGCTCAAGCACTTCATCAGCACTTCCCAGCGCGCGCACGATAGATGCTTTCTGTTGCTGCGCAATGGCCTGCGCAACTGAAGTTTTCTGAAGCAGTTGATAGCCAATCTGTTCAGCGGTCTTCTTGCTGTAACCAGCGCGAATAGCTGCCTGTGTGGCGTTGTTGTCTTTCAGGTATTCCGCGACAAATAAACGTTGTTGACTGGTGAGGCCGTCACCATCCACCAGCGCTTCTGCGCACTTTTTCTTTTGCGCAGTGCGAAATTTCTTCTGCGCAGTTTTTTGCGCAGTTTGCGCAGTGGGTTTCTTGATGTAACGGCGGGCAGTAGCGTAATTCAGTCCCTGCGCTTCACACCAATCCTTCGGTGATACGCCAGTTGTGGCATGATCGGACAGGAACCGTTGCTGAAGCTCGCCCCAGTCCGGTTTTGCCATGGTTTAATCCTGTTATAATTCATAAAAAACAACACGGAGATATCGTATGGTCGTAAAGGTATTCAGTAGTGAACTTCAACCGGATAGTGAGTCTGCATATCGTCAGTGGCTTAGCGATAATCCTGATGGATATGTCATCAACGCCTTAAAAACCGCCAGTGGTAAGGCAAGCAAAAGTGATGAGCGCTTTACCAGGATTCATCAGGCTAATTGTAAAAGCATCAACCCACTACTTGCACTTACGGAAAAGAAAGGCTTCACAACTGGTAGATACCAGAAGCTTTGCGCAGCTACCTTTGAATTGGCTGAGAGAGAAGCAAGATCTATTACTGGGCTAGCCAGAGTGGCGATATGCCCATGCATCTGATATGACGTTAAAGTCATTAAAAAAGCCACCCGGAGGTGGCCTTTGTGATGATTGCTCAGTGGCGGTATCAAACAGCGCCAGCACTTCGGTTGCTTCCTGAATCGCCTTGTGGGTTTTCGAAACAATCTCACTTTCCGTGTAAACGCGATCGAAAGAGTCTGCGAACAGCTCAGCTTTGAGATAGCTATCGCCAACCCAGTCAATGGCCAGTTTCGCCGCGGCGGTGTCGTAATTAACTTTCCTGATGATAGTCAGGCGGATTTGTTCTGCAGGTGTAATTTCTGATATGCCTTACCTCTATAATTAATATGGATAAAGGTTACTATCATATGTTATTAGTACAAATAAAATCCCGCAGCGTAGGCAAAATGAAAAATTAAACTCCGGATATAAGGAAGGAAGTATTTATTGCATCGACTTGGGAGAAAGTTGTGATACTTTTACCAGTCAGAATAATAGTTGGATTTATTCATAATTGACATTTCATCGCGCCCTGTTCCCCCATATGTAGCAGGGCTTTTTTTTGCCTGAATAGCAATATTACTGACACGTTTCTGTAAAATAACAGCAGCAATTACCATTAAAATGGCCGCAATACGGCCATAACACATGGGCTTACCCATGCGCTACCAATGGATTTGAAGTGTGCAATTTATACTATCAGGCATAAAGCCAGCCCAATAAACCAATACTGATTGCTAGTATTATGAACAGTATTGCTGTTTTACGCATAAGGACGCCATTAAACGCCAACGCCATCCCAACACAAACGACTATCAATACCGGCCACATGCTGAGAAGAAGGAATAGGTAAGCTTCCAAATCACTATGAATAGTCACGTTTGCCCCTAACTTTACAGACCAGGCCTTCCCTAGTTCAAAACTTCGTCACATGCATCATGTGATTGCTCCTTATATCATCTGACCTTATCACAAATGTTAGAGTAAAGCGTAATATTATGTAGACACTTTAAACAAGTGATTTAACCATTTTAGGATAAGCGACCTACTTCTCGGTACGTTGCATTATACTGATCATCGGGTAGCGGATATTACTTCTACCTGATACAGTCAAATTACTACACTCAACAGTTCAGGTAATACAAAATGAATGACCAATTCTATGAAACTCATGCACAGATACTTGCACTAAGAAACGCAATCGCTTTTATCGTTCAAACTTTGCCTAAGGAACAAAAGGAAGTTGTTCTTCGCGCACTAACCATACTTTCAAGTGTGAAGTTAATGCAAGGCATTGAACTTTCTCCAGCGAGCGATATCACAGAGAAAACTGCTGATAAAATGAACGATGCATATGAAGATATCTTTAAGGTGATTATCAGTCTTTCTACTCAAAACGTAGAGCCTGAGCAGAAGCAATATTTGCAATAGCTTCCCTTCAACCTCATTGTGGCCAGTATTAAAAATACCGGCCTTTCCTAGCTTCTTTTAGGTTAAGTTTAATATTCTTTTAGCTTGCAATTATTTAGTGCAGGAAACTACTTCGCACCAATTATGCATGTCAAGTCAAAACTATATGTAGTTAGCACCATGCGCCAGGGTCTAAGTTTCATGAATATCATAAATTGATATTATTGCTGAATAACATTCATGCCGCGGATAATTCCGCCCGAGTGTTAAGCTATTGAAAGAGTCATATCCCGACCGTCTTGGTTACCCGTCTGGAACTATCCTCTCCGGGCGGGATTTCTTTTCAGCACATCATTATCAAAGCCACTCTATGGAATGACTTCTGTAATGCCATAAAAAACCACCCGTAGGTGGCCTTTGTGATGACAACGAATTCAGTATTAATAAAGGAAGTCTCAACGCTCAGCTCTCTGGCTTACTCGGACGGAGCTTTGATTTTAAAATATATTTTTTTTGTTAAGCCTTGAACCGGTTTATTGATTTCATAACGCCATTGAGCCATTGCCGCAATGACTGCAGAGTCGAAGAGGTGCTGAGGTTCTGATTTTAGAATCCAAACCTTTGATATCTTCCCATCAACTCCTACGTTATATCTAACCGTCACATCTCCTTCAATTCTGTTAGCTAGTGCGTAATATGGATATGCTGGGCTCGGAGAATATAGCAGCTTTGGATGCGGGTTTTTAACGGGGCTGGCACACCCCAGAAGCATACCACACAGGAAGATCGTACCGATAAATCCCTTTTTCATGACACACCAATATTGTGAATGATAATCAACATTATCAAGGTACAGCCTTCACGCGTAGATGAGAACACCTATTAATGGTAGACATTGAGACCCTTCATCCGAGGAGGAACTTCCGTAATGCTTTATCTTCCAACTGAGGTTGGGCAGTTCGCCAGCACTGATTTGTTGTGCGCCAGAATGTCACGCTTGGTCTGCTTATCCAGCACATCAATATCGTGGTCGGTCAGGTAGATGATTCGTACCCAGTAACAGGAAGTATCAACGACTACCGGGGCGGGTGAATTGTTCGCGCAACTCCCGATCAACATCGTCACCAGACATACGCTTAACAGTTTCCTGAACATTGTCAGCCCTTACTGTAACTTCAACTTTGCGCTCTGCGGCAGCGACACTGGCGGCAGCTTTCTCTTCGGTACGCTCTTGCGCTGCTTTGGCTTCTGCCTTACTGGTTCCGCGTGAATGGCCTAACCCAAATGCGCCAGCGACAATGACCAGAAATGCAGTAGCCAGGCCAATAATCATTTCAATGCCCATGAGGACCTCACACCAACACGGCTTTTGCCAGATTGAAACGGCGACGGCGGTCATCAAGACCGTTTTTACCGCCGTTAATGATGATCGTGATACGTTCCACATCGCCGGAATACACAAGGCATCCGCGAGTGGCAAAGAACCACGCTGCGGAGCGCGCTGCATTTTCGTCCTGTTCCAGCAATTCCGGCTGCGTAACCAGATCCAGTTTTAGCGCCAGGCCGCATTTTCGATAGTTGCTTAACCCTGTGATTTGCTTCAGCCCGCGCCCGCGATATTTCCACCCGTCACCAGCAACCTGATTCCCAAGGTTCTTTTTCCCCCACTCGCCACCATAGACCAGATTTGCGATTGCTCGCTGATTAGCTGATTGTGTTGCCGTTCTGCCGAGTGCTGCGGCCTGCTGGGCAGTGATGCGGTGTTTACCGAACGTAGGAACAAGGCTCTCTGCTGCATAGTTCAGATTCTCCACCAGCCGGGTAAAGCCTCCGGACTCATGCCCCATCTGGGCAATGAACATTGCCTGATCGAGTGGAGCAGTAATACCGAACTCTTTCATCGCAGCTGTGATGTGCGGAAACCAACGCGCAGTTAACCCGGCGCCGATACCAGCCGCCTTCTGAAATTGAGATTGATTCATTAGTGCCTCAATGTATCGACCAGACGCGCCACGTTACCCCGTGCCCACAGCAAAGCGGCGCATATCATCACGTTTGCCAGCACCACCAGCCAGTGAGACTGAACGTAAAGACCAAAGATAAATTGGAAAGGTATGCTCGCGTAAATCAACACCAGCAAGTAAGCAAGAATCGAGATACCAGGCCGATGCCTGGCACCGTGTCGTTGATAAAACATCAATGCGCAGACTATAACGGCACATATCACCGCATTGACCAGCGCAGCGGGGTCATTTATTACCACTCGAACCTCCTCCCCGTAATCGGGAAAGTAATCCAAACAGGCTGCTCAGGTCCTGGCTGTTAATGAAAGTCAGAACCTTAATGGTGACAGCAGATGCCACCACCGCACCGAGCGCATCAAGCGGACGATCTGTATAGCCTGTCCAGGTAGTAAATTTTGAGCCTAATAATCCAGCAGCCAGAACACCGACAATAAACGACGTCATGAAGTAAGCTATTTGCCTTCCACGTGTCAGGTTTGCGGTCGTTGCCACATAAAATACCGCGCCGCCAAAAGCCCCAAACACCACACCAAAATCGGTATGAGTGATGACGCCATATACGACGGAACCAATTAAACCGCCGCCAAAAATCAAGCCGGTACCAGTTAAAGGATCGGACATTAAGCCCCCTCTTATTGCTGTGAGTCCTCTCAGAATTGAGGGGAAAAAGAAAAGGCCACGCAAAAGCGCAGCCTCAAATGATGTGTTCCTCAGCTTACCGAGGTACCTTATTTATGGCGAAAAAAAGCCCGCTAGAGTGGCGGGCGTAAAGTAGGCATTCATGATAAGCAACGGTGCAAACCCCTAATAGTCCGAGCTACCGATTTACCAGGAGAGTATTCGTTTTTTCCGTTACTATCTTTAAAAAAGTAGCAGGGGAAACCGATATGGCAACCCCTATACCAAATAGCTTAGTAGCATGTGTGGTGCCGGGTGCCTCCCGGTGAGCCTATTTAGTTGCCACATCAGCTCCCGCAGGGTTAAATCAGGATAAGATTTTCCTACAACTAGTACGCCCCACCGCATAGGGGGATTCACCACACCCGCAACTTAACAAAGCGCTAACTTCATGGTCAATAGTTTGTGACACTAGGACGCTACGCCTGCTTATTTACTGCCGCTCTGTTTTGGTATTGGCCGCCAGTAACTGCGGCTCAGCCGATTTACAGGTCTTTACGTCGACCGGCGCTGCAACTCGCTTGAGTACGTCACAAATAAAAAAGGCCACGCAGATGCTCAACCCTCGTTATTCTGGTAGGTAGACTGGATTGTTTCAGATGCTAAAATCTCATCCCAGGATGCCTATCATCCTGATAATAATGTTAGCTGTTTTACTTGGCCCGCCCATGCGGGCTTTTTTTGTACAAAACTCACACTAAAAACCGACAATGAAAATCATTAAAATCTCAATTCTTATAGTTGCTATTTTTCAATCCGTTATGTCATATGCAGCAGATATTCCCAAGGGTAAATATCAACAAGGTGATTGCATACGTGGAGCAGACCCGTCTTACTCATGGGATGGACAATTCGCAAAAGTTGAAGCCTACTCGTACATAAGCGGATTCATAGGGCCAAATTACATCCTCTACTTTCCTAATTACAAAGCCAGTTCAGTTATTTTCAGCCCTGATATCGAAAAGTCGACCATCAAAGTAGACTCCGTTTATTGCCAGAAGTACTGATAACGTCGGCCAGCACTGCATCCCACCTGGGAACACCACAAATAGAAAAGGCCGTCAATCGATAGCTATAAGAAACGAAAAAGCCCCGGCGTCTGCCGAGGCTCAAACATTCTTCTTCAACGGTGAACATACAATGCCCATCGTTAGAACAAATTAACACGAATTCGGGAAAAGTAAATATCTCAGCGCGTTATTTGTTTGAGCTGTCCCTCCGCCCACGCCTCTTCTATATCGAATTTAGTGATCAGTTCGTCAAAGAACGGTTTAACAGACTTCTTCCATGTATCCAGGGTGATGGCGTCCGTTACTTGGCAAATGGCACTGTGCACAGCAGTGGAGAGGATTCGCTCATATCCACGACCACCGCAGCGCTTGCAGTTGCCCATGACAGGTACGCCCTGCTTCTCGGTCTCATCCTGGTTCACGATCTTCCCCCGACCGTGGCAGTCGTTACAGGAGGCACTGACAGTCCCTTTTCCCTTGCACTTTTGACAAAGCACCCGAACCTGCTCCCGGACAGACTTTACTTCTTCCCAGTCCGACGGCGAGATTCCCTTTGTTACCTTGACCCACTTTGGCGGTTTCCCATCTGGATACGATACTTTGTTGGTGAATACCTCTGCGTCGATGAATCCGGAACCGCAGCAGCAATCACATTTTTTTTTGCTGGAAGCGCTTCGCGAATAGTCCTCAAAGGCGAACGTTGCGAGGATCTGGATAACCTGGGGTTTTACGTTCGACGCGAGCTTGCGCAGCGAGGCAACTTTATCGCATTTTGTCAGCGCGTAATCAGCCAATAGTCCTATAGCCCGATCCCGGTCATTGTTGCTAATGCCCATCTTGCCCAGGAATGCGCTATACCCCATTGCGGCACGTTCCTGTGTCATGCCCATTGCAGCCATAATGTCAGTACCGGTTAATGAGTCTGATGACGTTGCTCGTGGAGAATCGCTAATCATCGTGGACTTCGCGAAGTGGTATTTCACTGTATTTTCGAGGTTCATGCTGTTTCTCCCAGAGACTGATAAATTCGGACAAAGTTTTTCAAAATTCGATAATCGGTCATTACAGTTCCGCGGCACCGGAAAAGGCGGAGCTTTTGCCAGCGTTCGCGGATGCGTTCGATAACATCACGGCTCATGCTGCCTCCCGTTGTTTTATTAGTGCACGGCGTAGCGCGCTATAATGGCGCCTGATGCCTTCCAGTTCTTCGATGGTGTATCGGTGAGGGGTGTTGTCGTTTTCCAGCGCCTCGGCGCGCTCAGCGCCTATTTTCTCTACCAGGCCAATGCGGTACTGCTGCTGATTACCTGACAGTTGTACGTTGCAGTGATGGCACTGCTTGTGAATGTTGTCCTCGTTGTAGCGCAGGTGCGATGCTTTACCGCGGGAACGGTAATGGCCGGCTTCCCACTGCACCGTGTCGAACGTTTCGCAGCTGATGCAAGGCAAGTCGTAATCTCGTTCGCGGATATAGTCGTTAACGACACGCTGGGTCATGTCTTCCCAGTGCCTGAGGGGCTTCATTGCGGCTTTGCGTTTGAGCCAGTCGGCGCGCTCCTTCTTCTCTTTCGCCTTAGCTTGCTTTTCGCGCTTCTTCTCCAGTTCCTGCATGGCAAATTCCGCGCCATGCTCAGGAGAGCACCAGCGGTGGTTTTCGAATGCTGGAGTGAATTTCGCCCGGCAGATTTTGCAGCGTCGTTGGGGTCTCTTTGCCATACTCAACCCCACATCCGGTTGCGCCAGCGGGAATCAGGACGCGGTGGATTCTTGTCTTCCACCAGCTCAGCGCTGACGGTCCAGGTCGTAAAATCTTGGTTTAAACTACGTTCGACCTTTACCCCACGTTTGCGGTACTTATCCATCAGTTCATCGGCCTGCTGGGTTGTGCAGTCGTGATGGTGAAACCATGAATATTTCATCGCCTCACCCCGCAAAACTGAGCAATTGAGACGCTGCATTTTCAGCAGCTTCACGACTGGCGAATTTTTGGGACAGAATCCACCGCCAGAGCACATCTAATGAGGCCTGGTAAAGCTGGTGGAATTCGGTTTCATCCATACTGGCAAAAGAAATACTGCGGGGGTGCTTTTTCAGAGTGCCATCCGGCAGTTGTAGCGCATCGTAATGGCCTGCTTCGACGATTACCCATGAGCGATAGGCGTCAAAGGATTTGCAGATGCTGATGCTTCCGGCTCTTTTTTCTGCGACGCGGTCAAGATACTGCTCGGCAGCATCCAGCAACGCCCCTTCATTCCCGCCATACGATGCCAGGAATCTGGCGTAACCGTTCACCAGTTTGCGTTCGCTTGAGGATATTGCCCCGCCCGTCGGCTCCCAGTATTCAAAACCGAGATTCAGGAGTGCAAAGAAACGGCGATGAAAAGCAGGATTGCGTACAAGTTTAAAGTCGGCAACAAGTACGGAACCGAGCTTGCATTTTGATTGCAGAAAATCGCTGGTCTCCGGCGTGGCTGGGATCAGTATTCCAGTGGACTGCTTAATGAGTTGTAATTGCGCCATGGTATTCCCCGTGGCGCAGCAGGTTAACGGCTGTTCAGACCGTTGATTTCATATTATCAGAAGGTGGTGTTACCCGGTAGCCGAAACGGCTAATAAATTGCATAAAACCATTGGGAGTAAAGACCTCTTCATCATCAAGCAAAGGGCGCATGGAAACCATACCATTTACACGGTAGATAAGATGTCTCCCTGATGAAGGGAAGCTAAACACCACGCAGCCGTCAGACCGTCTTACAATGTCAAACCAGCTATCTTCAGATGTTTGCAAAGCTGAATCACTCACATTCTGTTCTCCCTTCGAGCGACATACAGACGCGATTAAAGATTGTCAGCAGCAGCATCAAAGGGATGCGCGTATTGCGGTATTCTGAAAAATGCGCGCCACCTTTAAGCGCAATCTCAGTAAAACCAGTCGTCAGCGCTTTCCCAGGTTTCCTGAAGGATCTTTTCGATTTGCTTTTTGTCGTCTTTCTCACCGCCAAATACACTTAACCCATCAGATCCGGCACGACGGATTATCAGGCTGCAATTCTCATACTGATTATTCAGTCTTTTAAACAATTCTTTTTCCAGTGCTGGCACTGCACCATCAGGAAGTTTCTTCGTTCGATCAATAGTTAACTCAACTTTCATAGTGGCCTCCATTGCGTATGCTGTATTTTTATACAGTATACCTATGAGAGAAAATGATCAACGCCTTAAGAGCACAAATTGTTAAGTCACTGTCAGTAGAAAATTACAAAACCCACCATAGGGGGTTGAATTAGCAATGTTTTATTACGCCGCTATTTGTTTCTGCTGGCAAAACTCCGACAAGCTCGCCCTCATAGCAAAGACGGAGGAGTTGCATCGCTGCTTATAGGCGCATGTTAGGACGAAAAAAACCTCCGTTTAAGGAGGTTTTAGCTACTCAAGAGATGAGTAATTGATTTGGAATCATTTCATGTTTTGCTATGAATTTTTAAATGAATATTGTTGCTTTAAGGAAAACACTACAGTTTCATATAATTAAAATCATTGCCCTACTTGTTGTTCCATTAAATTCATGATTGGGCTACGCCATTTTTCCTTTAATTCATCAATATTAAATTCCTTATCAGTCTCCATCCATTTCACTACAAGTCTTATTAACTCTTTTTTGGTAATACGCTTAAATTTAGTATCATCTTGCATTTGAGAAAGAATATGTTCCCCAACAAGAGCTAAAGATGAGTGCTTTAGACAAGTAAGATCTTTATGCTTATCATTCAATGACTTATACTTAGATCCTCCGGATGTGGAAACCAACTCTATTCCATTTGACTGAAGCCATTCATCCTCTAACCATATAAGATCTATGGCTGCGGGCTCGTTCATGGTAGTAGCTAAAGCTACTATTAATTTCTCCACTTCTTCACTAGCAAAATCCTGAGTTGTAGATGACCAAACTGAAAGCGTATTATCAGACGTTCTTGTGCATCCCGTGATAGCATCTGCCGAAATGTCTTGAGAATCAATACCTCTATTTGGCTCCCATTTAGCCAATGAAAACTTACGCAATAAATGCCCCATTTACTACTCCAATTCAGCCAAGACTGCGTTTTTATAATCTTCTAACCATTTAACTTCGAATTTTTTTAAATTGTTTAAATACGCAGCATGTTTCGTTTGCTCCCAAGACTCAACAGCTCTTATTGCAGCCTCGTTAACATAAATATCCTTATGAGAACAAGCACTCAATATTAATGCATCTGCTTTATCATTTAACCAATTATATTTTATTGAAGAAGACATATTAATAAATTTGCGTAATTCATAACTTTGCTGTGTAAATAAATGAAGCCATACCTCTTGAAAAATCTGTCCAAATAATTCTTTTTCTCGGAGGTGGATGGCCTCCAAGAGTATGACTGTTTTACTAGTCTCGCCCTCTACATACTCATCGCCTTTAAGGCAATCAAGTATTGCATTCTTCTTCCTAAGAATTAAGAGTGATTTGTTTTCAACTACTCCAGATCCTTCATTGACATTGGACATGCCAGAATCTTGATCACTATGTTTTCCATTACTACTTTGGTCAACGTAGGTTTGGTCACCACTCCGATTGTACTTTTCAACACCAAATAAAGTATTTATATTTTTATAAAAAAACATGGCATCTGAAGCACAATATCTTTTATAAAGCTCAGGATATTTGATGCTGTTCGCTGAAATATACATTGAATCCATTTTATTAAATGTATTTTTCATATGATTCCCATTCATTTGTCAGTATAGCGCTTAACTTCTTGATGTAAAAGGCCATTTTCCTCAAAGAGTTCCTGCAGTACTGATGTGCAACTTTCAAGATCGAAACGAAGATTCACATTTTCAGCTACTGTATTAGTATCCATTTCAAAACCAATACAATCAATTCCAGTCGAAAGAGGATTAAAAGCAGATACATTGCTTATAGGGAAATTAAACAATCCACGGCGAATGTTACTAATGCTGTTAATAATTTCATCACATGCGGCCAAATTCTTTTTAATAGCAATTCGACTATCCCACTCAAATGGCTCTACAGAATGATAGGTGAATATTTTATCATATAATTCTTTGTAATATTCAGGTGAGCTTTGAAACACCTTATTTTGAATATATGCTAATCTATTAGCTTTTTTTGATGGAAAAATTGATTTAAGATCTTTAAGAATCCTAATACTACGATCAGTAAAAACACTATTATCTAAATTAATAGCACTTACTGCTATAAGCCCGCTTAGGAATTCGATGCGATATGACTGGGAAGGCTCCATCATTGTCACTACTTGTTTTTGCTCCCCGGTCATGGCGTTTATTTCTTGGCCAAAGGTAGGGATTAAACCATACTTACCTAAAACATCTAACAATCCCTTTATTAAGTGCGGCGTTGCAGAAACGTCACTATTGTCTGTAAAAAAATTAATCTGTTGAAAATCAAAAACTTTGTTCATATTATTGTCCATTATAGTAATTTCCACATTTTCAGAAAGTATAAAAAAACTTAGTTTTTTTAGCAAACTATAATCAATAATTTCTTTAGACGTTTTGCGTTCAAAATCAGCTTAGTAGATTTGCAGATATTTCCCCCGTTGCTTCGTCATCTCGCACAGCGCCGCGGCGGTGCAGTTCAGCCGTTTTACCAGACGCCACAGCATCTTAGCGATGTCGATAACTGCTTTTTGGTGAAGCGGGTTATTGTGTTCATGCTGTGATTTCACCGTCACTGATACCGGCGCGCCGCTGCGCCCCCTCTCAAAGGAGAATCCGCAGTCACAATAAAAAACGTTGTCTTGCTCGGTGATCATGCTGCCGCCTTGTTGTGTGAAAAACGTTTCAGGTCAAAGTCGATTGTTGCCCGCAGGTCACGGAAGATACCGCAGCGCCCGTGGCGAACCAGGCCACCCTGCTCCACCGCTACGCGGAGATATTTCTCCGCTGTGGTCCGGTGCAGGCCGAACATCGCAACGACGTCATTCGTGGTGATGCGCCCCTGCTCTTTCACCATCTCGATAATTCGGTTGATAATCAGGGTGCGTTCTTTGTCGGTTTTCTTTCTGGCCATCGGTTACTCCCTCCCTGTCAGCTGCTGCACCAGATTTCTGTGGCGACCAATTACACGGACTGCGTCACGCAGTTTGCGTCAGCTGCTCGAGTTTGTTTCTGGTGCGGCGGATTTCGCGAGAAATATCTCGAACTGCTGGCACAGCCTCGACGGGTCCACGCAATTCAGTGAACGAGGGGATTTCACTCACAATCTGTTCGACCGGTTTCACTTCTTTCGGGACGGCAGGAGCCTCTGCTAACGGTTCTTGCTTAACGGGTTCTTCCACAACAGGAAGGGACCAGGTTACGCCTTTTCCCTGTCCGTTCTTCACCACAATGCCCTGGCGCTCCAGCGAGACAAGCACCGATGTCATACCGCGAGGGTTACGACCAACGGCCATAGCCAGATCAGCAGTGGTCATCGTGGCGTTCTGCACCAGCAACTGGCGGATATCCTCCGGATCAACCGGTACAGGCTCCGCGCCATGCAGTAGCGGCTCCGGCTTTGCTCTCGCTGCAGGTTTGACTGCCTGCGCCTGGTCCTTAAGTTTGCCAACAAACCAGCCGCCATCGGTAAAATCACACAGCCCCTGCTCACGCTGCTCCCGTAACAGATTGAGCGCATCAACCGGGTCGATATCCAGACGGGCAGCTACTTCGCGGTAAGTCGCCCGACCCATTTTTTCCAGTACCTGAATTACGGTTTCCATAGAAATACCTCTCAAAATTATTTAACGAGTCGCAGGTGGCTAACGTTTCCGCGATAGCTCTCCCAGTCGAAATTCACCCACATGCCGCCATCCATCTGCAGGCGGTCGAGGATGCGAGCACCGAGTGCGTCAAGCAGTCCCTCATGATTCAGGTTCGTCAGAACGCCTACAGGACGCATCGCTGATAAGCGGCGATCGATAATCTGGTTCAGGATGACTTTCTCACCACTGCTGCCGCGTTGAATACCGACTTCATCCAGCACAAGCAGGTCAACCTTGCATAGTTCATCAAGCAGTGATGCTTCAGACTGGCCGCCGTCGTAACACTCACGTACGCGCAGCATCAGATCCGGAATGGTCACAACCAGAACGGAATGCCCACCAGTCAGCAGGTGATTGCCGATTGCCGCCGCTAGATGGTTTTTCCCGGTACCAGGAGCTCCGCTAAATACAAAGCTTGCGAAACCGGAGCCGAAGTTTTGTGCGTAGCTTTTTGCCATCGTCAGCGCCCGGCGCTGCCCATCTCCTGTGACCTGGTAATTTGCAAAGGTGCAGCTGCGGTGCAGATCCTGTATCCCTGCACGACCGAAAATTTTCTCTGAACGTGCACGCTGGTTCTGCTTTTCCAGCTCCTCGCAGCGTTTTCGACCTTCCTCTGCCTGCCATGTGCGCCACTCGTCAACGCTGGCGAACTTCGGCTCAACACCTGGAGGGATAAGCTTTCTCAGTCGTTCCAACGCACTACCAGTACCAATCATATTTTTCATATCTACCCCCTGAACCCGCTGGGAATTAACTTACTGGGCTGGGACACCATATTCGGATCCCGCTTTCCGGCAGCCACGGTTGCGGTCCATGGTTCCTCATAGTGCTTGGACGGACCGAAAAATGTGGATGCCTGTTTCACGAACTCAGTATTGAGTTTTCCGGCAGCAGTCACGTATGCAGCGTATCGACGAACGCCATCGATGAGCTCCTGCGCTGTTGCGCCTGATTTAATTCGGGCAGTCCAGGCTTTGAACGCGTCAGCCTTGCTGTTGCCTCCGGCTCGTTTCGGGTATTCCTTCCAGGCCAGTTCAAATTCCTCCGAATAACTGCTTTTCGGCTTTTCAGATGGAGCTTCGTCTGAAGATTCACTATCTGGGGGGGTGGCAGAGCCATGCCCCAAAATATCTTTATCCTGTTCCTGTTCCTGCTCCTGTTCCTGTTCCTGGTTAAGGAACGGTTGTAGAACCCTTTCTGAACCCTTTAGCTTGGCGCTACCTATATGAGCTATTGCAGCAGCAAGAACCCGCGCCAGCTCTGGTTTTATGGAGGATTTGTCAGGCACTTGATCGAACAGGCGCAGCGCAGCAATCCCCTGATTTGGGTTTTCAACAGAATTCCAGGATAGGAAGTTACGTATCAGGACCCATTTCGATGCCTTATCGCGGGTTGCGAAACCATTACTTGATAGTTCATCGAACCCTTTAGAAACCCTTTCAGGAGTCCAGGCTAAGTCTTCCGAAACATACCCATCAGGAAGTCGGAAACACCCGATCATGTTGGTGTGTTGACCTGTAAGCAGGTACAGCGCCAGCAACCGGGCATCATCAGATACCCGACGCATTCCATCGCTAATCCAAAAAGATGTGTGCACCTTGCCGTAATCACGCATAGAGACCCCGTTGTTGCTTAAACTGGTGTGTTTTCATCACCAAGCACCCACCGCAAAGCCGCTGCGTATTCGCCGCTGGCGGTTTGAAGTTGCTGGGTGATTTCCTTACGGGATTTGAGACGAGGCTTTGTGTTGCCGAGGACAGCGCGCTGGCGGCGAGCTTTCTCGTGGCCAGTTACACCCTCTGCCGCTGCCTCTAACTGTTTGACCGTTTCCCGTTGCTTTTCCGGTGGCATATCGACCAGCTGACGCGCTTGAGTGACAGTGACTTTTCCAGCCTCAACCGCCGCCTGGACGGCCTGCGTAGCATCCAATAGAGCCACGGTTGCCTGGACCGTTTTTACGCTGCAGCCAAAAAGCAGGGCAATGTCATTTTCGTCATGACCGTATTCCATCTGCTGAACCATTTTTTTGGCCCGGCCCAGTGGGGTATCTGGTTGCGTTATCTCGTTTTCGCTGACCATGTATTTGGCCATTTGAATTGCTGAGCCGCGCTTAGCAATACCGGGTACCGCCCAGGGTTCCAGCCCTGCCCGTTTTCTCCTGGCGTTTGCTTCCATAGCGTTCTTTACGCGCTGCCGACCTGCAACCACGCAGGTTTTCCCTGTCTCCGGGTCCTTCCACACGATAATCGGTTCGAGTACCCCAAGCTCCATGATGTTGAGGATCACAGCTTCATTAAGCGGTAGGTGTACTCGTTCATCGTAAAGCGGGTGTATTGTATCGGTAACCAAATGCAAACTTTCCGGTTCGAAAAACAGAACATTGCTTTTGCCGCTGGCGCCATAAGCGTCGATAGAATTTTTAGCCATGGGCGCCCTCGTTATTGATATTCAGTTGGTTCGTGTTCATAATTTCCCCTGTGAATTGATCCAGTTAATTCGCAACGAAAGCCGTAGGTGTTGCAGCACCGCGGCTTTCACCTTTCTGAACTCCAGCATCACGTCACCCCCAGCATTGAAGTGACAATGGTCATCAGTGGCGCTGTTAACTCCGGATCTATCCGGAACATCTCGAATATTCCCTCGCTTAGTTCTTTCAGCTTTTGATGGCGTGGAGCTCCCATAGCAACAGCTACCTTTGCTTCGCTGGTCTCTTTCTCCAGTCGTGCCAGTCGGGACATGAAATTGTCTTCAGGCAACAGGCGGTGGCGGTATTCCAACGGGAGGACGTCCATAATGGCTGGCGTCAGAAGACGCACATTCGCGCGATACTTTTCAGAATCGGCCTCGTTATCCAGGTAACGGAAAAGCTTCTGGCGGGCGCGGCTGATGTCCGCGGGAAATTCAATTTCTTCCCCGCCCTGCTGGCGCCACTCATCGATGATGTATGCCGAAACAACATCCTGACCTTCAGCTGCAGCCCAGGCGCGAACAGCAGAACGAATGCCGTCGTGATCTGCCACTTTCGCCTGATTTCGCTTTATCAGAGCGCCGGGGTTGAATCCGGTATTTTGTTGAAAGGAAAGTGTTTGCATGGTTATCCCGCCAGATTTTGTGAAGACAAACCGTCGTTTGGATTTGGGTAAAGGTCTGGGCGAAGTTCATGCGGAGTAACGCCGGTTACCCGGAAGATTTGGAAAACCCGAGACTGAGGAACGGCCCCCCCATGGCGATGCTTCCAATGGCTAATCGTCATAGATGAGACGTCCAGTTTTTCTGCTAGCTTCGTTGCGTCACCAGCGATCTGTATGGCTTTTTCTAATGCGTTCATAAACCACTCCGTTAAAGTTACAGAGAAAATTAAACATTATGTTTATTTTAATGTCAACTTTATGAATGTTGAGGTGGTAAACATTTAGTTTAAAATCGTGATATATGAGAAAAAATACGCACCAGTCCGACAACCCACAGGTCCAAAGGCTCAATGAAATAATTGAGATGAAGCGCATATCCAAAGCGGATATAGCGAGAATTTGTGGTGTAAGTTCGCAATCGGTTAACAACTGGTTTGTGCGGGGAGCGATCGGAAAGAGCTCTGCCATAAAGCTCGCTGATGCTCTTGGCGTAAGCCTTGAGTGGGTTTTAGGTCAGGACGTCGATGCAAATGATGGTTTACGCCCGGACGAGAAGCGGTTGCTGGAACTCTATAACCAACTTCCCAACGAAGAAGAGCAGCAGAACATGCTGCGGATCGTATCTCTGCGGCTCAAAGAGCTTGATGAGCTGTATGCCAAGTACATGGGGAGAAGGATTAAGGGCGATGAAGAATAATGAAGCAAAGAGTTGCTTATGAATGATGAAATGTTATACGCCAGAATTGCGTATATTATCCCATTTCAAAAAGGGCCCGGTGCAAGTAGAGAGCCGGTTTTATTAATTCGCGCGAAACAGCATGAAGAAATTTCATTCGATATATCTTTATTTTTTATAGGGTTAAAGCCTAGCCAGGTCTATCTCGCGTCTTATTCTATCCGCCCAGCCAAAGAAGATGAGTTATATCCTCAATTTTTCTTTCAAAAAAAATTCAGAGTTGATGATATTGAGGCTATTGGCGGATTTTTGCCAGTTTCTTTCGATGCTCCAATTACCCTACCCCACGGTATTCCAACCGGCCAATATCGCATCGATGCCACACTGAATGTTGAGGGCGGGAATGAAACTGAAACTAGGGCGGCGGTGTCTTTCATTGATGTAAGGATTGAAGGCTAACTTATGGTTGGTGATAGTGCAGAAATATCAATTCCCTCCTATCAGCAAGGTAGTATAAGCTTCACTGTAGAGAGGAAGGGAATTTCTGCTTCCTCTAACAGTGGCAATGGTAGAGGGCCTGATATGGAATCGCGAATCGCTAAGCTTGAATCTGATGTTGAGTACATCAAGCGTGATATAGCTGAACTAAAAACAGACATCAGGTCTGTAGATAGCAGGCTGGCCAATATCGAAACCGGTATCTCATCCATGAAAACAACGTTTAAAGCAACGGGCGTCGTTGTTGCTGGAGTTTTCTCATTCTGCGTTTACGTTTTCGGTAGCTACGTATCCAAGATTATTGATGCTTTAAATGAATTAGTTCTTAAGTGATTCAGGGGTTTAAGCCGCCGATTTCACTATTGAATCATTAAGATATTATCTGCACATAATAACCCGGCCACCGCGCCGGTTTTTTATTATCCGTACTCTATTGGTGGCGACAGAATGTCAATAGCCAACTCCACAGCCAGATCGACCTGGTCTTCCTGCCACAACACCTGAATCATCTCTATCAGCGCCCCTCTTGACGGCTCTTGCTTCTCAACCAGTGGCTGCATAACCGCTATCCCGGTAACATGCGCTATTTGCGGGTGCATCTCCGTGAAAAACTCATCCTCATACCGCATACCATTAGCCCTCATAGATGTTTTTTCTTAACCAAAGAATAGACCCATAAACATACTCCCTGCACTAACCCACCCCTCGCTATAAACTTTTTGTTTATGTATAATTACTCACAATGTTGACATAACATTAAACATTGTGTTTAATTAACCCCGGCAACACCCCACCAAGGCAGGACGCCCACGAAGTAGCTGCCCGGAGCATACGAATGCCGGGATGAGGTGGAAATATCAATGCGCAGTAGGTAGTAACGTTCCGCTGGCCGGCGACAAGGCAGAGGTTGAAATGAGTAAGCAAGGCATCAGAGCCCTGATCATTTCGGCAGTTATCGGGCTCTTCATCTGGACGGCGCTAATCAGCGCGCTGTGGGAGTTATATCAATGGTCGATTTTGCACGTAAACCCGCTCGTCAGCAGGCTATTCGGTTAAGCCCTATGTCAGCATTCATTCGTCGGGTGTGTTACATGGTCGCACAAAAAGGTGACCCTTCATGAACACGATGTTCGCACTGGTTCTCACTGTCGGCATGCTGACTGGCGGAAATCAGGACGTTCTTCTCGGTGTATATGACAGCGAGTCGGATTGTAAGAAAGCAGCTGTTGAGCAGGGAGTTGAAGAAAACTGTTACCCGCTAAAGGGAGTATTAGCAGAAAACCCAGCCGCATTTACGGCGCAGATGTAGGGGGAGTTATGCAGAAGAAATGCGCTTATTGCCGTAAGCCGATTGAGGAGGGAAAGGAAGTAAAAATGACCATCCTCATCATTCACGGTTCGCAGCTGGCGCCACGGGAAAGAACCTATTGCTCGACGAAGTGTGGTCAATACGACCAGATGGCCAACGAGGCCTAACGTAAAACCCGCCGAAGCGGGCTGTACGTCCGGTGACACCGACCAAAGTTCCACCGGAAATTACCTAAAACCAATGAACACCCTGAATGGGCGCTATCAATGGCCCGAGGGATTCTACATCCAAAATTGAGGCTATCACATGGAGTATTTTTATCTGATAAAAGCGACTCAAAAATCGGGTAAAGCTGATGCCGTAATCTGGCGCACTAATAAATCAGAAGCTCGCGCCCTTCTGCAACTGGACGTCGATCTGGAAGACGCCGGGATCGAAACAGGCCGCGGCAAAGACTATCAAAAGCCAATCCGTACGGATTTCCCGGTATTTAACGATCTTCCGGCTGAAGGTGTTCTCGATTACTCCTGGTGCGAACGCTACCAGCTCGCCGACGATGGTCGCATCTGGACACTGAAGCCAGGACAAGAGCCTGTAGACGTTCATCACACCGATGATGCTGAAGTATCCTCTGAGCCTGTCACTGGCGAGTTGGTTGATGACAATAGTGGTGACGATGCTAGTGATGCTGGTGATGTCGATACCGTGGAATCGTTCGGCAATGCTGAATACGAAAACGATAAAAACGCCCTGTTCAATATTGCTGAGCAGCCGTTCCGCATTAAGCTGCTGGCGCAGTACATGGCGAATGATAACCATGTCTACCAAATTAGTATTCCGCACCGTAAAGAGCTCGCAGTTCTGGAAATGGATACCGATAACTCCGCAGTGCAGGATCTGATTCTCGCCGCTGAGAATGTCCAGGGGTTGAAGGATGCCGACATGCCTGCCCTGTGGAAATTTACCAGCGCCAACAAAGCTGTATTCCCTGAAGGTAAGCGCCACGAACTGGGCAAACGTATCCAGTTTGCGAAACTGTGGTTTGAAACTCCGCACATTGACCGCGGCAAACTCGTTCGCGAATGGTCTGCCGGAAATTACATTTCTTCCGTTCAGAAAACGGGCACCAGCACCAATGCAGGCGGCAGTAATAAAACCGATCGCAATCCTGACTACACACATACGCTAGATACGCTTGATGTTGAGATTGCGCTGGCCACAATGCCGATGGATTTCGATATCTACAATTTCCCGGCATCCATTCATCGCCGGGCTAAAGAAATCGTCCAGAAAAAAGAAAGCCCGTTCAAAGAATGGTCTGCTGCGCTGCGTAAAACCGCAGGCATCCTGGATTATTCACGCGCTGCCATTTTTGCCCTCATTCGTGGCGCCACCAGCGATATTCATCATTTCCCGGTAAGTCTGAAGACCTATATCAATGCGAATCTGACAGAGCATAAGCATGACGCGCCCTCTGCTGAAACGCTTGAGAAAGCCGGGCATGTCTCATCTGCCGCCGTCGCTAAACGGTCAGCCGTGGATAAGATTCTCGCAGCTGAGCGCGGTGAATATATCGAAGGGGTAAGCGATCCAGATGCACCGAACTGGGTAACGGAAGACCTGACCAAACCCAAACAGCCTGAAGTTTCAAACATGGGCAATGGTGTTTTTTCGATTGATGGTCTGATGGATAGCCAGCCAGCATCATCACCAGCACTTTCTATCGTGGACCAGGCGCGCCAGCGCGCTGCAGAAGAAAAATTACATCCAGCTAATTCCGGGGAAACCACCAGCGATGTGCAGATGGAAACGGCTCAGCCAGTCGAAGACGAAAATGATAATGCGGTATCAGCAAGCGAAGGCACTGATGCAACTGCTCCGCAAGCAGATGCCGTGAACATGCGCGACATTCTTGCTGAGCGCTGCCCTGACCTTACAGCGACAGTATTGAAGGACCAGCAATCAGCAACTGCAGAAGAAGAGCATGAGCCAGAGCCGGAAGCAACAAAATGGCCTGAATTCTTCGAGCCCGGTCGATATGAAGGTGTTCCGAACGATGTTTACCATGCGGCGAACGGCATCAGTTCGACTCAGGTTAAGGATGCCCGTATATCTCTGATGTATTTCGAAAAGCGTCACGTCTCGAAAGTCATTGAAAAAACGCGCTCTCCTGTTCTGGATATGGGCAATCTGGTGCATGCGCTGGCGCTGCAGCCTGAACAGCTGGATAAAGAATTCAGCATCGAGCCGGAAATCCCTGAAGGTGCCTTCACCACGACTGCGACGATCCGCGCGTTTATCGACGAGTACAACGCCGGGCTTCCTCCGCTGTTGAGTGCTGACGATATCAAAGCATTGCTGGAGGCGCACAACGCCACGCTGCCTCAACCGGTTCCTATGGGTGATGACGTTACCCAAACAGGTGAAAACTACATGGCCTTACCCGCTGAATTCCAGCGCGTCGAAGATGGTCAGAAAGTTACCGCAGCCAAAATGAAGGCATGCATCAAAGAATATAACGCCACTCTGCCCGCCCTAGTGAGAACCAGCGGCAGCCGGGATGCCCTGTTAGAACAACTGGCGATTATCAACCCTGACATGGTAGCTCAGGAGGCCCAGAAGGCGCAGCCGCTGAAAGTATCAGGCACTAAAGCGGATCTAATTCAGGTTGTGAAATCGGTTAACCCGGATGCCGTGTTTGCCGACGAACTGCTGGATGCATGGCGCGAAAACCCGGAAGGAAAAATACTGGTTACCCGCCAGCAGATGAGCACTGCGCTGGACATTCAGAAAGCACTATTGAACCACCCCACCGCCGGCAAATTGCTCCAGCATCCGAGCCGCGCCGTTGAGGTGAGCTATTTCGGTATTGATGAGGAAACCGGGCTGGAAGTTCGCGTACGCCCTGACCTTGAGATAGACATGAGCGGCCTGCGCATTGGTGCGGACCTGAAGACCATCAGCATGTGGAACATCAAGCAGGAAGGCCTGCGCGCGAAGTTGCACAGGGAAATCATTGAGCGCGATTACCACCTCAGCGCGGCTATGTACTGCGAAACCGCTGCTCTGGATCAGTTCTTCTGGATATTCGTCAACAAAGACGAGAACTACCACTGGATCGCCATTATCGAGGCATCCGAAGAGCTACTGGAGCTCGGCATGCTGGAATACCGCAAAGCAATGCGCGCCATCGCGAACGGTTTCGACACTGGCGAATGGCCGGCGCCGATCACTGAAGACTACACCGAAGAACTTAACGATTTTGATGTGCGCCGTCTTGAAGCGCTACGCGTACAGGCATAAGGGGGAACAGTCATGGAAAACACCAACATTGTTACAGCCGAACAGCAAGCACCAAACACCATTTCAGCTAGCAACGCGATCTTCAACGTTCAGGCTCTCGGTCAGTTAACTGCTTTCGCAAACCTTATGGCTGATTCACAAGTGACAGTGCCAGCTCACCTTGCAGGTAAGCCAGCCGATTGCATGGCCATCGTTATGCAGGCTATGCAATGGGGCATGAATCCCTATGCGGTCGCGCAAAAAACGCATCTGGTAAATGGCGTACTCGGATATGAAGCCCAGCTCGTCAACGCGGTAATCGCCAGCTCCAGTGCTATCAACGGTCGATTTCATTACCGCTACGGCGGCGATTGGGAGCGTTGCACAAAGACGCAGGAAATCACCAGGGAAAAACACGGTAAAAGTGGGAAATACACCGTTACCGAACGGGTTCGCGGCTGGACTGATGAAGACGAAATCGGGTTGTTTGTTCAGGTCGGCGCGATTCTTCGCGGTGAGTCAGAAATCGCCTGGGGTGAGCCGCTTTATCTCTCGGGTGTTGTAACTCGTAATTCACCATTGTGGGTTTCTAACCCGAAGCAGCAGATCGCTTATCTGGGCGTGAAATACTGGGCTCGCCTGTACTGCCCTGAAGTGATTCTGGGTGTTTATAGCCCGGATGAAGTTGAGCAACGAACAGAACGAGAAATCAATCCGGCGCCGGTGCAAAGAATGTCTGTAGCTGAGATTACCAGCAGCTCTGACGCCACCACCAGCGAACAGGGTACAGGTATCAGCATTGATTCTCTTGCCGATGGACTCCGCGACCGAATTGATACAGCTAACTCAGTGGATCAGGCCAAAGCCATTCGCGCAGACATCGAATCACAGAAAGCTCTGCTGGGTACTGCTCTTTATACCGAACTGAAAAATAAGGCGGTGAAGCGCTACTACCTTGTTGATGCGAAGAACAAGGTTGAGGCTGCCATAAATTCACTTCCTAACCCAGGGGATCCGGAAGCGGAAGCGTTATTCGCGAAGGCAGAAAGCACCCTGACCTCATCGCGCCGCCACCTCGGTGATGAACTGTATGACCAGTTCCGTATCACCCTGGACGACATGAAACCGGAATACCTGGGCTAAGGGAGGCGGGAGGGTTAGCCCTCCCGGTAACGATGTGAGCAAATCACTTAACGCACGATGCATACGCCGCTGGAAAGTTGAATTCAAAGGGCGCTGCGATTCGAAAGTGAATCCGTACTGGCGCAAGCGTGACCTGCGCGGATACATCCGCGAAGCTGCGCTTACCACCGCTTACAGCATGGTCGAGAGCATGGCTGAACGTAACGCCAAAGTTGACTATGACGGCGCGCCTAATAGCTGGAGCTATGAGTTTTCTCTCTGGTACCGCTTACGCCGGGAAAAATATCTCAAAGAAGCGCGCGACTACCTGAAAGAAGAAGCTACCAACGACGAAATCGACGACGAAATAGAGAACGAACTGGAGGCCTGGAATGACTGATATTACTGATACCGGGTCATTGATTGAATCTGGCGCGCTGTTTGTCTCCAACCATTCTGGCGGCAAAGACAGCCAGGCGATGCTCATCAAACTGCTTGAGGTCATCCCGCCGAAGCAGCTTGTCGTCGTACATGCGTCGCTTGGCGCGATGGAATGGCCAGGAGCGCTGGAGCTGGCCCAGAAGCAGGCAGAGGTCGCAGGCATACCTTTCATCGTCGCCCGTGCACATAAGACCCTGCTGGAGATGGTAGAGCGTCGATTTGAGAACCGCCCAGAGGTGCCAAGCTGGCCGTCAGCCAGCACGCGTCAATGCACAAGTGATCTGAAACGTGGCCCCATCCAGCGCGAGGTTCGCCGGTATGCAAAAGCCAACGGGTTTAGAACCATCGTTAATTGCCTTGGCCTGTGTGCTCAGGAGTCACCGGGTCGAGCCAAGCGGAAGGTGTTCAGCAAAATGGGAATCAGTAACTCGGTTAACACCTGGTACGAATGGCTTCCGATCCATGAGTTGCTTACCGAAGAAGTGTTCACCGTCATTCGACTGGCTGGGCAAGAGCCGCATTACGCATATTCCCTTGGTAATGAGCGCCTTAGCTGCGTGTTATGCATCATGGCGAGCCGTAACGACCTGAAGAATGGTGCAACTCACCATCCTAAGTTGTTGGAACAATATGCGGAGCTGGAGACCCGCACCGGCTACACCATGCACATGAATAGGATCCCGATTAAGGAGCTTGCAGCATGAGTCTTAAACATCGATTACCTGAGCTGGAAGCCAGCATTGACCCGGCTGCATTGCGCGTGGCCGCCGATGAATATTCAGATCTGCTTCTGACTTTGTGCTTGTGCATGAAGATGGCCGGCCCCACACGAGCGAACGTACGCGCCTGCGCCACCGCGCTTAAAAAGCGCATGACAACCTGGCACAGCCAGAAAGAGCTCAACGTAATTCTGTCCAGTTGGGATCCTGTTGGCTATGTTCTCGGCCTCCGCCGTGAAGCGAACGACAACGCGCGAGCAGCTGGCGATCCGGTTGATGTATTTGTGTGAGGTGGATATGCGACTGATAAACCGAAGCAAGCAATCACCGCTAGGCCGCCAGGCTTGTGATGCCGCACTGGCAAAACACGTTGAGCTTTATGGCGATTATGGTCGGCAGAAAATGAAGCGGACTTATACCGTCGTGGTGCAGGGTTCAAAAATCACTGTTGAGGTGGTTAACCGACGCTGCAGTTACGTGGCTACTGCTATGAGCTGCGCCCGCAGGCTGCAGCATCTTCCTGGACAATGTAACTAAGGGGCTTTTATGAATAACGCATCTCATTTCCAAGATGAAATATTGGTAACCAGTGACATTCTGTCCAGATACAAAATTTCGCGCAGCACACTGTATTTCTGGAGCACTCCATCCCGGATGCCATCGTACTTTTCTCAGCCGTTTCCGAAGCCAAAAATAAATGGCAGTCCTAAAAGATGGCGTTTGTCAGACCTTCTTGCCTGGGAAGACAACATGAGTATCAAACCAGAGGCTGGCCAATCAACTTCTCAAGATGACGCTGCCAAACAGCAAGCCAATGACGCTGATCATCCAAATAATCGTGGAGGTTATACCGCGCCATGACTCCAGACATATGATGCCCTAGTAGCTTTTCCACAACATGTGGTGGCGCACCTAATTCAGAAAGGCGCGTCGCCACTGTTCTTCTCAAATCATGAAGCGACCAAGGTTTCATCCCTGTTTTTGCAATTATCTGCGCAGAGAACAGAGCCACATTTGGTTGAAGTGGCGGCCTGTCATCTTCTGGCCCCCTGTATCGTGACAACGTCACAATATGTTTTGAAACTGATGTTTCTTTTTCAGCTACCATCATCTGTATTACAGCCTCAGGAAGCGCCCTTCTCACCGACTTCCCAGTTTTATAGTCACTTGCCGGGATAGTCCATGTCTGTTCCTTGAAATCAAACCATTCCCATTTTGCTGTTCTGATCTCTGTACTTCGACAGCCAGTCATAATGAGAAACTTCATTATCAATTGCTGCCTATATTTCATCTCAGGCAGGGCATTCCAAACTGTAATGATTTCATCATCACTTAACCTGCGATCTTTTACAGCTGCGGTGAGCCCTACATCTGATCGTCTAAGGCTTTCAATAGGGTTCACGTTAATTACCCCACGGTTGGAACAGAAACGAAATGTGCGCTGCATCAAACCGAGCATTTGCCCTGTAACCACTCTTCGCCCCATACCGTCAAAAAGATTTAGCCAGTGAGCTTTAGTTGTCTGATCTACAATCATATTTCCGAGCACTGGGGCTATATGATTATTGAAGTCGCGGCGGTTAACTTTGATTTTTACCAGACCTTCAGGGATGCAGTAGTACTTCTCCCAGTAATCGAATGCTTCTTTCACTGTAAGCGCTTCTACTTTTTTCTGTTTCTCGAGTACTACTTGCCGTCTAGGATCAAGCCCTTCCGCTAGCCAAGCCCTGAACTGTTGCCTACGTTCTCGGGCATGAGCTAATGAGGTGGTTGGATAATCACCAATCGTTAGTTGTGCGGCTTTCCCGTTCCATCTGTAGCGGTAAAAGAATGTTATACTGCCGGATGTAGACAACCTGACATTCAGACCATGTGCGTCTGAAATGACCTCGATTTGGTCTCTTTTTTTGCCAAGAGCTTTTCTTAATTTTGTGTCAGTAAGCAATGTGTACACTCCGGAAGAAGATATACACATCAGTGTACACATTATGCGTAAATTGATAACCTTCAAATCTATGAAGAACACACAAAAATAAAGCGTTACATACTGGCAAGGCGTTGATAATAGCGGGATTATTGAAAAGAAATAAAGCAT